TACGCCGCAGACATAGCCGAAAAAAACCCTGCGGATTCTGCCGCTCGCCCCGCATCAGCCGCCGCATCAGCCATCCGCTCCTTGAGCATCGTCGCCCACGCTTCCGCATATTCCGGCGCAGGCTTGTGCGCCTCTAGCGCCGCCCACATTTCGTCCAGTTTCGTGCTCACGGCTTCACCTCCTCTGCCTTTGCGATGGCGGCGATGATGCTTTTCCTAAATGCGCTTCCATCATGCAGAAACTCGGGTACGCCGTAGGGATGCACAAGGTTTAGCGTCCAAGCAACCACCTTCAACCTCTCCAACAGTTCCGCGTTGACCGCATGAAGGCGGCGCAGTTCGGCGGCGGCTTCGTGTGCCATTGCGCCGACCGCGTAAAACGAGGTGCTGTACGGGCCATCATCGACAGCCAATCGCGCATCGACGGGGACAGACTCAAGCCGCTCAATTAACGGCACCTGTTTCGCTTCGGGCTGCGCGCTCACGGCTTCACCTCCTCTGCGCGGGCGATGGCGTTATGCAAAATCGTAAAAGCGGATTGCGCTCGGAGGCCCCATTCGCTTTCTTGTCCGTTGCTCATCGCCAAGCAATTACGAACGGCAGTCTCCCACGCTTCATTTTCATACCGCAACCGCTTGATCTCAGCGTGTTGGCGGCGCAGTTCGGCGGCGGCTTCGTCATGATGCGCCTTACTTCTTGGGTCGACGTCGAGCAAATAAGCCAGCCACAAGGCTTTTGGTTGCGTGGTCACGGCTTCACCTCCCGCGCCCGAAGCATGGCGTCGGCGTAGGCGTAGGCGCATTCCGCTACGGACGAATGGCAGAATTCGTCGCTAGTGCATTCGACGCCCATCCCCGCCAACGCCTGACCCGCGAACCAGTCGCGCAGGGTCATGCCTTCGTGACCGCCGTGCGTCGGATTCCCTGCCGGAAACGCCTGCCCGCCGTCGTTGATCGTGCTCATGGCTTCACCTCAAAGTCGTTTTTTAGGTTCATAGCGTAAGTTTTTTTTTTTAAGCAGGCCTGTTCTATCCAGACTGCAACGTCGTTTTTAGGTATAGCAAGCTGCTGGAATTGCTGCTTTGAAAGGACTGAATTCCAAGCGCCGCAAGTAAGAATCACTGCTTGATCTGCTACTCCAATGACCAAAGCCACTGGATGGTTGAACTTGTGCATTGTGTTAAGCCACAAGATTTGTTGCGGCGTAAGACAAGTGTTTACAGCTGTGTTGTTCCGTTTGGGCAACGCTTTCAGATACTTGTATTCGACAAAAAGCGTGCCGGCGGGCCCTGCGTAAAAAGCGTCAGGGACACCGCCGGCAAACTTGTCGCAGATCTTCCACCGAAACAAACTCGGCGAAAGACGAGCGTGCACGGCTCGTATAAAACCGTGCTCGGTCATCGGTTAACGGTTAGTCCGCCAGATTGCCGAGATTGGCGTGCTGGGAATAAACCGACTTGGCGTACTGATAGTCTTCGTCAGTGGCCCAACCGACAAACTCGGACTCCAGGTTCATATACTGGGCTCCGGTCTTGTTCTGGACTGAGACAGACTTCAGCTTCCAAAGACCCGAAAACCGGTTACCACCCTTGATGCCGATCATCGAGTTCCAGCTGCGGGAGATCCGCATCTTGGAACTGGAGAAATCCATGATCACCGGGGTCTTGTCGAGCTCACCGGTGGCCGGATTCTTGATCAGCAGAACGTGGGAGTGGGTATCGGTGACGGTGTAGTCTTCAGGCTTCTGCTGAGACTTGATGGCCGCCTGAGCGTCCTGCATGGAGCTGAACGATCCGAGGATGCCGCCGCCCGCTTCGCGGTTGCGCCATACCACGTATTCGTTCCGGAACAGCAGGTTGATGACGTACAGCTCTTCGCCGTAGTTCTGGCCGGTCAACGAGTTGAAAAAGTGACCTGGCTCAGCGCCAGCGATGTACTTCGAGTTGTACTTGTCCACTTCGTCAGACATCTTCTGAAGCAGTTTGACCCGGGGGATCGTGACGTGCTGGCCAACGTTCTCGTTACCGAGACCGGTGCCTTCCATCGCGTGTGCTGGAACAGCAGAAGAAACAAGAGCGATTGAAGTGCTAGACATAGCTTGATGATTCCTTTCAGAGTAGATTAAAGCGAACGGAAATTGATCTTGCGGATGGTCCTGGGTTCCAGTCCGGGGACTCCTTCCCCGAGCTTCAACAGCTCTTTGTAAGCCGTGGAGCTTATCCTCCGCTGGATCAAACTGAAGTCACGGGTAGCGACGACGTGTTCGTAGACTGAATCCCAGTTCACGACTTCGGGTACCGTGTCTTCATTGATGGACACCGAGTACTGTGCGTTGGCAGTCCGCGACAAGCCTTCGGCGTCCATTTTCTTGAGGAGCTCGATATCAGTAGTATCTTGCTGCTCCTTCAGTTCTTTAAGACGAGCGTTAAGCTCATCGACTTGATGCTTGATGAACGCGCGGCGTTCAATAAGCTCATTGATGTTAGTTCCTTCAGACATTAGATCTTCCTCATCGGTGACAAAATACGCAGGATCATAAGCAGCTCGTCCATACGCTCAAGCTTGGTAGAAAGCTTTTTGTAGACCTCTGTTTCCCAAGTGTCGTTTGCAGCGATCTGGATGATCTCAGTTTTTTGCTTTTGGCCTGCACGATAGATACGACGGTTGAACTGCTGGTAGTGCTCAGCGTTGTATGTCGGCGAAGCCCAAATCACAGTAGTGGCTTTGGTCAATGTCAAGCCGTGGCCTGCGGATTGAGGGTGAGCGAACACTACTTGCAGCTGTCCGGCTTGCATACGATCGACGATGTCTTTGCGTTTGTTTGCTGGCGTATCGCCGTCGATGACGCCGTAGTCGAGCTTCATCTCTTCTGCAAGTTTGACGAGATGCTCACGCTCGTGCCGCCAATTAAAAGCCACCAATGAATGTTTTCGTTCGCTGACAAGCTGCATCACCAGCTCATAGCGCTCTTCGTGTATTCCGGTAGGCGTACCGTCTTCGGTGTACACGGCGCCAGTGCAAAGCTGCAAAAGCTTCTTTGCCCTGGACCCCGCATGGACAGCGTTGATCGTGGCTTGGCCGGTATAAAGAACCGAGTCTTCAGCTAAGGTCTTGTACTGCTGCATGATGGCAGGGGTCAGTTGTACACACATTGTGTGTACAGACTGCTCAGGCATGTCCATGCAGTCTTCAAGACGGAAGCGGATGTTGATGTCTTTGATCGTAGCAGCAACAATCTCTTGGGCGTTTGGCTTATCCACCCATTCGTTGGCAAAGCCGTTGAACTTCGAAGTGCAGACTGCAGAACGGAAACCGTAAAAACGCTTACCTAGCCGTTCACCGTCATCAACGATGAAAGTCGGATGCCAAAGGTCCAGGATGCTGTTGCTGTTAGGAGTACCGGACATACCGATCCGGTACTTGAATTTGGCAGCAATACGCGCCAGGGCTTTGCTGCGCTGGCTGTCTTTGTTCTTGAACGCGGTAAACTCGTCGATGACAAGAGTAGTGAAATCGTCAAGCAGGTACATATGCTTGGCGATCCATTTCACCGCGTCGTGGTTAGCGATGACGATGTCGACGTCAGCGTTGAACGCTTCTTCACGGTTGCGTGCGTAAGCAACGACAAATGTGAGGTTGGGCTGGAATTTCTTCAAGTCGTCAGCCCAAGAAGCGTCCAAGATGGACAGCGGCGCCAATACCAGCATCCGGCCTTCTTTGCGCTTGGCGTATGCGTCGATGACGCTGCGTGTTTTGCCTGTGCCGGGGTCAGAAGTGACCAGAGCTCTAGGCGTTTTGACGAGAAACTCAGTCGTTTCTTTCTGATGATCGAAAGGTTTTAGCATTAGAAATTTCCAGTAGTTGAGCGATACTAACCGAAGCTTGCTCAGTGTTCAAGAAAGTACACTGGCTTTTCGCTGTGCCAGCAGTATGCGCAAGTGCCGCAAGACTTGGTCTTGCCTAGTTGTTCCGGGCAAACTACGCCCGGTGCTTGTTGTGCAGACGCAACAACTTCTGCTCGGAACTCAGTGTTTGGGTCGTCTGAAAAGCGTACCCGCCAGCGTTTAGGGTAATCTCGATTTAGCTTGGCGATCCGTTTGCCCAACGGGCTGTTGGCCGGGTGGTGGGTGTAGCCAAACACTCGAAGGCCAGGGCGCTTATACAAAGCGTTTTCCCAGAACTGCAGGTAGGTCTTGCTGTAGAAATCGCCAAGAACATGCAGCCGAACTACTATGCCTTGTGGGTGCCGCTCCAGCGCACGGGCCAATTCAGAGTGAAGTTGTGGTAAAAATACCGCAGATGTATGGTCAAAGCGATGAGCAAACGGCATGTTGTTGCCGTAGCAGTTGTCCCATTGCTGACAGGTAGTAGGGCAAGTACGACGTTCTTCGAGCGTGATAGAAAAAATGGGGAGCCCCTTCCACATGCCTTTGCGGACGGAGCCCCCCAGCTTAGCGTTATTGCTCCCCGGTTTCAGTATAGTCCGGCGATCTGGCGCTGGAAGGACTACGCTTTTCCGGTATTTTGTACGCGTCAGTTGAGTCATTTTCGTTTTGTTCTCGTAACTGTTTGAGAAATAGGATGACTTCTACGACTGCAAACAGCCGAAGGAACCAGCTCATAGGCTCTCCTGTTACGTGAGCTTTGATAGCCCATAAAAAACCCCGCGTAGTAGCGGGGTTTTAGTATCAGGGGGCGACGCCCCAAGTACACTCGGGGTGTTCGCCTTTGCCGTAAGGACACCAACGGCAAGAGTCTTTGCTTGGAGTTGGTGCAAAATCAGTACAAGACGTCATCAACACGCCTCGTCGATGGAATCCAGGAGCGAATTGCATGGCTTCTTCGCGGGTGAAAACTCGTTTAGTGTCTTCACCTTTGTCGAGATACCAAAGCTCGGTTTGGACAAGCTGAAGGCGCTCGTAACGAAAGAAAGTGCCGATAGCGTACAGCAGACACTGCTGGGCATGGCCGATTTCGTTGCCGAATTTCTTGCCGGTCTTGTAGTCAATGACCCTGGCGCTTGTCTCGTCTTGGTGCACCAGCGCGTCTAACTTGATCCGGGCCCAAGTCTGAGAGCCCATCCACGGAGCAGGCTGCCAATCGATGGTGTAGCCCCATTCGCCTTCGACTTCGACCTTGGCTTCAACGTACAAGGCCCTGAGCTCGTGATACGAGTTCTTGAACTTGGCTAGCTCTATAGGCAGTTCAGCCAGTTCGCCTTTAACGTACCGCTCGGCCAGCTTGTGGATAGCTGTGCCGCGATCAGCTGCTGGACTAGGCGGCTCAGGGATCTTCTTGACTCGTTGAATGTATGTCCGATACGGACACTCTTCGAAAGTCTTAAGCGCTGAGTAAGACCAGGTCGGAACCGGGCCTAGTTTTACAGGCTTTTCCTGCAAAAAGTCGACGGAATCCGGCCTGGTAGTCTGCGTTAGTGGTGCCACGGCGTCCTGCTAAGGTCAGTTGTTGACCTCCGCAGTATAACCAATGTCTTGTTCGCGCAACAACTGTCGTTGGTCGGTAGCGTCAAAATACTGGTTGATCAGCCGTTGGACTTCGAGTTCATCGGTTTGCCAGTTGATCATGACGCCCCGAACAGGAGAAGAGTCTCTGCTGGCATTAGGGTTGCGCCGCCGCCCAAGGGCGATACCGTTACGGCTCATTTGCTTAAGAAACTCTCGCTGAGACAAGCGGGGGTTCTGCTCAGTCTGGACGTGGAACACGGTGCGAAGATGCTCCATAGGAACCATGCAAAATGGCTCTTTTGCCCCGGCAATCCAGGTTTTGACAATGCGCTGCGCAGTGGCCACTTCGTTCATGTTGAACGCATTGGCCGTATTGATGTCAAGGATGTCGCTGAAAAAGCCGAGGTCGCCTGTCTTGACCGCTTGACTGAATTCTTCCAAGACGGACATAGACACTTGACGCATCTGGTCTTTCGAAGTGTTGTCGATGCAAGTGTGCACCAATCGTTCGTTGACCTTGAAAGTCGCAAGGTATCCGGCAAACGCATCAAGCTCGGCTTCCAGCTGAGGCAACTCTTTCAAGATCTGAGGATGTGCTTCTTCAAGCCGCTGCTCTTGGCGCGGCGGGATATTGTATCTCCGGTCCCCTGCTTCGATCTTTACCGCATCGTTGCGGTTGGTAAGGAAGATGAAGCTGGTGTAATTCGGGACTTCGATCTGGTTGGTGCGCATAGCGCGAATCGTAAGCGTGTCTTCTGTGATCTGGTTCTTGAGCTTGTCGGCGATCTTCATGGCGCCGATGGACGAAGACGCCATATGGAACTCGTCGACAATCAAGAACAAAGCGTTGCGCATGTAGAGATTGAAATGCTCTTCGATATTCTGCAGCGAACGCATAGGCACGTGCTCTGGGCCGAACAACGGCCGAAGCACCTTGCTGTAGAACAGGCCTTTGCCTGTTCCTGGAACGCCTCCCAACACCCATGCAGTCTTGGCTTTTTGCCGGGTTTGGAAAATGTAAGCAAGCCAATTGATGAAGCGCTCAAACTCTTCATTGCCGTTGCCCAGCACATGATGCAGCAAAGTGCAGATGCGAGGGCAGTGCGGCTTGATCAGTGTTGCATGGCCAAAGTCCAGGGCTTTGGTCGGAAGTTTCGGGTCAAGCATGTACTTGGTCTTGCGGTACATGTTGACGAAATACGGGACGTTATCCAGGTCGATTGACGGACTATTGAGGGTCGGATCGAACACGACGCGCGCGTCGCGTACGTAATCGGGTTCAGGATAACCGTGGCTCATCATGAAACTGGCTATGCTGTTCTTGCTTGTAGGAACAAGCGGGTAGTCTTCGGTGAATTGGTTCAGATTAGGGTCGTAAACGCCGTTGTAGTAAACGTCTGTGTAGTAATCACGAAGGACTACCGGATACTGGGCTTTGCCGCTTTTTTCCAGATGGGTCTTGAATATCTCAAAGATGCTCTTGTAGAACTCGCGGTCGGCTTTTTCGATCTCGAAAATCGGTTCGTCCTTGAAGTTGTACATGTACTTCGGACGCTCGATATTGAAATAGTAAGCTCCGCTGTCTCCGCCGTTGATGTTGCAACGAACAAAAGGGATGCTACCGCTGTCGACGATGCTGATGGACATCTTGTCGGGGTTCAACAAGACTTCCTGGGCTTGATAGTCGATCGTCAGAGTCTGCAGCCTAGCGGTTTTTTTCTTGATACCGCTTTTCTGCCGAAGCTCATCTTTGATCTGCTGCCCAAGAGCAAAGCAAGACTCCGGGTTGAGGGCGTTCATGAGCGCCGCAAGATCGAACGAAGCACGGCTTCTGTCTACTCGTACAATACGGTCAGTGTCAGTCACAAAAGGGTTGCTGCTAGGATCTTCAAACACCGGAGGTGCAATGAAGATGAGCTTGCTGTTGTCCGCGACAGAAGTGTCAAGCGGGTGTTTCAATGACTGTCCGTTGACGCTCAACAACACTTGGTCCTTGAACAAAGGAACAGTGTAGTTGATGTTCTGGAGCCACAGCTTTACTGACTTAGGTGGCATCGGAACAGTCAACAACATGAAAATGTGCATCGAAATGCGGTCGCCCTTTAGCCCAAAACTGGCTGATGCCTGCGCAATGTAGCTGACGTCATGCAATGAGCTAGGCAGATCTGCGATGATCTGTTCTGCTATAAGCTGTACGTCGTTGGCCGTCAGCTTGTTGGAACGGACGATGCGCCTAGGAATGCTGATGGCGTCAAAGTCAAGCACCAGCAAGCCCGTAAGAGCCAAGCGATCGCTTTTTTGAGCGCGGCTTTCTGCTACCAACGGGCGTTTCAATGGACCTTTCAACATGCAATGCCCAAGAGCGGCATGCTGACGGATCATGTTTTCAAGGTCTTGCAAGCCAGCTTGCGAGACTTTGATGTCGTACTCGTGAGAAGTGACGTCTTTGACGTGGGGATAAGGAGTGACATCTCCTTTGACAGGATAGTGCTTGCCCAACGGCGTTCCGTTGGCAGCTTCCAAAAACGTGATTTTCATGAACCCCTCGGCAGCGGTTACTTGATGGCCTGGTTCCAGGCTTCTTCGACCTCTTGCTGCTGTTTCATGGCGGACTTGTTGCGCTCGTAGATCTCTTCTCGGTCGATAGAGACCGAAGGATCGGCTACAAAAGTAAGCCGAGCGCTGTTGTGGTCAAGGCGTGATAGCTTGACGGTGGCAACAACCTGTCCGTCAATGTGAACAATGACAGACTCGTTGAGTCGGCGAGTTAGAACAAGGCGTGCCATTACTTGCTATACATCCTGTCGTATCCGCCTTCAGCCGAAAGCGGCAAATCCTGGGCCCATGTCGGTGGCGTGCAAAGATCGTTAAGAATCAGCTGCATTGTAGCATCTGGATCTTCATCCGAAGCAACTACAACAATTTCGTCGTGGACGCTTAAAGCCACTTTACCGTTGTCAAGCTTCTTGTTAAGGCGTAGCATCGAATCGGTGACAACAATGCGTGACAGGGCTTGAACGACGTTCTCGGTGATCCGGCCGCCGTAAGTCATTTCCTGTACATAGCCGCGAACGTTGTACGTAAGTCCCTGGGGCGACATTTGTAAGTTGTCATACCGCAGGGCCATCCCGTTGGGCATAAACAACGCTCGCTCCTGAACTTCTAGGACGTCTCGGTAACGAACGCCGTAATTGTCTCGGTGGAGAGACAATTTCAAAAGGTTTTCCATACGGGCCCATAGCACGGGTATTTGGTCGTACGTGCTACGGTAAGTCTGGACTACGTTGAGAGCTTCGTTTTCCGAGATCTGCATAGCTGGGCCAGCAGCCCCAGACTCCAAAGTAGCCTTGAACTTGTTGTGACCCATGCCATAGCCCAAGCCAAGAATGGCCGTTTTGCCGACAAAACGTTCTGTCGGGTTGTGCTGCTTGTTAATGGGTCTGTTGTAGATCTTGGAGGCGAAGTTACTGTATATATCCTCACCTCTTGCGAACTGCTGAAGCAGGTCATGTTGCCCTGCAAGCCAGGCAAGCATGCGGGCTTCGATGTTGGACAAGTCAGCGACGTAGACCAAATGGTCTGGCGGCGCGATCAAGCACTTGCGAAGCTCGCTGCTGCGAGGCAAGTTCTGGAGATTGATCTTTTCTGTGCCGCCGAAACGGCCAGTGTGCGCAGCGTAGTATCGCAAAGGTACGCTAATGGTGCCGTCAGAATGCGCAACGTCGATGAAGCGCTTAGCCCGGGTCTCGGCGATGCGTGATTTCACAGCTGTGCGGGCGTCCCAAAGCGCTTGATGCTGCGGATACATGGCACAAAGCTGTTTCCACCCGGCGTCGTTTTTGCCAAAAGCTGGGATCATTTGACCTGTGGTCAGGCTTTTCTTGGTAGGCGGAGTGATGCCTAAACTTTCCAAGTGCTTTTTGAACTTCAGATTGGCGGCAAGTTCTTCTCGAGTAAGTCCGGAATTGGCGATTGATTGCAGGGTGCGGGCGATTTCTTGGTCGTGGTACTTGGCCAAACGCGGCAAGTCAACATGCAACACGGGGTTGCAGAACATGTCGGTTACCAAGCTGATCAGCTCAAGTTCGCTTTGCGGATAGTCTTTGGCCAATACCAAGTACGATTCGTACGTAAGTTCGACGTCTTTGATGCAATAACTTGCCAAGGCTTCTTCGACGTCTGGCGGCAGAGTGACCAATCCTTTGGCTTTTACAAGGTCTTCGCCTTTGCGCTTGGTGGTGTCGTTTGGAAACAACCGAACAGCCAAGTCTTTCAATGAAGCAGACTGGGTCGGAAACCGGCCACGGGACATGGCGGCTGTATCCAAATAGCTGCGAGGCTTGATGTTGTACAACCTAGCAAGGATGTATCCGTCGAACATCGTGTTGTGGCACAGAAGATCGACGTCGTCCCAGTTGAAAGCGCGCAAAGCGTCTTCAACTTCATCCGCGCCATACCATTCAGCAGGCTCAGAATCGACTTTGACGCCAACGCCCCACACGAGAAAAGACTCGTGTTTGACGTACTCCATCGTGGTCATTTTGGTGAGACTGCACTTGGTGTCGTAGTACGTCTCGAAATCAAGGGTGACAAGCATGATCAGTTATCGATCTCGAGAACATGAGCTACAGCAAGCGCGCGGCTTACGGCGCGTCGTTGAGACTTCCTGTACAACCGGTCAAGCATCTTGTTTGCCTGCTCACGCAGCTCGTCGTCTTTGCTTAATTCAGCAAGAACGATCGTAAGCGAAGCGATGTTGACTTTGTTTCTGGTAGTGACAGTTCGCGGAAAAACGTCAGGGGCACGCTTGGCCATTTGGACTCCTTCCTGGTATTGCATGAGAGTAGCTGAAGACAGCCACTGAATCAAACTGGCGGCATGTACACGGTTGTCCCGAACGGGGCTACGGCTCGGGGTTCGACCGAAACCCAGAGCACTGGACAAGTCGTGTACTTTTCGGCTTCGTTAAAGTCCCCAGAATCGAGATCCGTCAAGTAAACGACGGCTTGCACATCCTGGTGCTCTTCGAAGAGGTACTTGAACGCAGGAGCGAAGGCCGTGCCGCCACGGCCCTTGAACGTAAGCTGTTGATCCTTGATCCTATCGCCGCGTTCAAACAGCTTGACATCGCGCACCGCGCAATCGGCTTGGATGTAAACTATCTGAGACGGCTGTACTTGTTCCAACACGGCATCCAATTCAGAGATGAACTGGGCGCCTTGCGAGTCGTTGATCGAACCGCTTGAATCGTTGATCACGGCAATCTTGCCGCATGCTTCTTCAAGCATAGACGGCAAGTACTCGTCTTCAGAGATGTAAGCCCGGTTAGGCTTACGCCAATTGTAGTTGTCGTGACTGAGATCTGTGAAGAACGGCCAAAGGACGGTACGCCAATCGATGCGCGGAGACAAGATGTCGCTGACAAGCAGCTCCATATTGGCTGGCAGTTTGCCCCGGGACTTGGCGGTTTGAATCGCCTGCCCGATTGAAATTTGCCACTCTGCTTCCAGCTGCGCCGGGGAAATAGACTGAATGTTGTCGGCGCCAGAACCAGATCCAGCATCCAGTACCAGGCCCCATTTGCAGGGTTTAGTGGATGCCGGCAGGACATTGTAGATCGCTTCGGCTGTCATGTCGTTGTACTTCGGGTCATGCAAGCCGCCTTTCGGCAAGATGAACCCATTGTGCAACAAGTAACCGTTTATGGCGTAGTCACAAGCTGCGTTCCAACGGCCTTGCTCGCGCTGTTGGCGACGCGTCATGTGGTTGAACACACAGTGCATGACTTCGTGAGCGATCAGTCCGCGCAACTGGAACGGGTCCAGTTTCGAAATGAACTTCTCGTTGTAATAGAAGTGCTTTCCGTCAGTGGCAGCAGTTTCGACCGTATCGTCGTGGACGACACGAAGTCGAAGGGCCAAAGTGCCAAAGAACGGTTGGTCTAGAAGAAGTTGAGAACGTGCTTTGACAATGGCCTTTTCGACCGACATATTAAGCTCCGATGATCTTAGCGGTTAAGACAACTTGGTTGACCGCCGGTTCGTCGAACTGGACGGCTTCCTTAGCTCGCTTGGCTCGTTCAGCGCGGGTCACCTTGACGTACATGCGCTGAATGGACTCGGACGGCACGAACGACTCAGCCGCCGGCCAAGCTTCGAGCAACTGCTTGACCGAAGTGACCTGGTCAAGAAGCAGCTCGATCTTCCTGGAATACTGATGACGCTCGTTGTTGTACTCCCTGATCTCGTTGCAAAGCGCAACGCAGCCAGGACCAGTCAAGTCTCGGTACTCAGCTGGGAGCTCTTCGTGATAAAAATCGATGTGGTAGGAACCACGGTTACGATAGATCGGAATGCTCGGCACAAGATTGAACACAAGGTTCATGCGGGTGTTGTTATAAACCGGCTTGTTGTGGTTAAAAGAGTTGTCGCTGTGAAGGATGACCTTAGACTCGTTTTCGCTGTGGACCCAAGTGTTGTACCCACCCAAGCTCTTGAACGAATGCTGACGCTGGTTGGCGTAAGTCTCCTTCATGACCTTGTAGGCCAAGCTGTTGAGAATGCCGTCGCGAACTTGCTCGGTAAGCAAGGCGTTTGGCGTGGGTTCAGGACGCGCGACGTCAAACGCCGTCAGCGCTTTCTGATGGATCGAACGACGCAAGTCGTTCGTCATGCGGACAGAAGCCATGTAGTTCTCCTGATGTTAGATCGAAACGTCTGAATGGATCGCCGACCAGTCCTTATAAGCCTGGTCAGTGATCAGCGCACGGTCCTTGGCTACGCAGTCACGGACAAGGACGACCTGGAATTCACGCGGCAGCCGACGGCAATACCGCATGATCGAACTGAAAGTCGCGGGCGTGGCACGCTGGGCCAATGCTGCCGCCACAGCGTACAGAGCTGACGGGTCGGTCGGCACCTTCGTGCTCGACGGAGACAGCAAAAGCTGATCCAGGTCCGGCAGATCGCTGTGGATGGCACGATGCGCGAGATACTCGCCTGCCGGGCCGTCGCCAACCAACGACGCAACGCCATAGAACATGTCGTCCATGAACGGCAGCTTGCGGCTGACCATCTCCCAAGTACGAGGAGACGGAAACGCGTAGTCATGCTGGTCGATGCTGTGAAGCAATTGCGGCCGGTAACGCAGGAACGACGTGATGCTCGTGTCGATGTTGTTGTGCAACGCCCATGCGACCCAGTCATCGATGTTGGGCTCGACGGTGTAATGCGCGAAACGGTTCTTGACCGTGCTTGGCATTTCGTGAACTGCTGCCCGGTCTTGAGCCCGGTTGCCGCCGCCGATCAAGATCGTGTTGGGCGGCAATTCGTAAGTACCGATGCGACGGTCCAGGATGAGCTGCAGAAGCGCGTTCTGCGTAGCCTTGGGCGCATTCGGCAGTTCGTCGATGAACAGCACGACGGTGCCCGTATACGAGGTGTCCGGATAATCTTCCGGCACGCCATATTTGGTCCGGTAAGTGCCGTTCTCGGTTTCGACGACCTTAAGACCACCACGAACGTCGACAGGATCGAACAGGTTTGCACGCAGCTCGAAGACTTTCGCGTTGAGGTCGGAAGCGAATTGATAGACCATCTGGGACTTGCCGATGCCCGGCGGGCCCCAGATCATGCTGGCAACGCCTGCCATTGCATTGCTACGCAACTCGGACTTGAGCTGCTTAGGACGGATAGTACGCAAAGGATGTTCTCCTATATAGATGAAAGTTGATCAGCGTTTGGTGTTGATGACTTCTACCCAAGCAAGCTTGCGGTAGGGGAACTTGGGTGTCTTGATCCATCTAAGCTCTTCTTGAGTGATGGACTTTTTGACTACCCAGAGAAAAACTGAAATGATGCAGCCAGCCCAAAGGCCAGCCATCATTCCCATGAAAGTGCCAGCAAAAGCGTAGATGAAAAAGAACGTAAGTACGATGTCCAAGATGATGTCGTATTTGATGATGCGTTTAAGATTGAATTTCAAAAGCAGAAAAATCATGCCAAGTGCAGCGATGAGTCCGGCGAAAAACATCATGATGTCAGTCCTTTTGGTAAGGGAACATGTCAGATTGTTCTTTGACAAGAGTGATCTTGAACTGCGCTAACACAGCTATGCCGATGAGCTCGTTGACTTTGTAGTTTGCCGCAGCAAGGTAAGAACCCGGACCGTCATAAATGATCATCTCCCGGGCAACTGTGTCCAGGGCTATGTCCATTTCTGGCGGGTTTCGGAACGTCGAAAGGCTCCAGTAAAACTTGGTCGCGTGCTTCAAGATAGGAGCAGTTCGAGTCGCCATACTGATGGTGCAGATCAAGATCAGATCGTCTGATGTTGTGTTGAGCTTAGTCATATGCTTTCTTGATGGCAGCGCGGGCTTTGTCCCGTGCGTAATCCGGCATCGGCCCGTCGTATGATGCGGCTATTGCCCACTTCAACGCCTCCAACAGTTCCGCGTTAACGGAATAAAGACGGCGCAGTTCGGCGGCGGCAAGTCGTGGCGTTTGCAGGTCGCAAGCATCAGCATCAAGCCAATCAGCCAACCACAGGGCTTCAGGTTGTTTGTTCACGGCTTTACCTTTTCTGCTTTGGCTATGGCGGCGCGGGCGATTCGCGCATTTTCGTCTAACACCTGCGCCATCACTTCTTTGTCCGGATGCGTCTGACTGGTGTAGAGGGCGATGTTTTGCAAGGCGCTCAACAGCGTTGAGTTCGCCGTATGCAGGCGGCGCAGTTCGGCGGCGCAGTCCCCGCCAATAATGTCAGCCAACCGCAGGGCTTCGGGCTGCGTGCTCACGGCTTCACCTCTCGCGCCCATCTATGCGCGTGACTTGTTTTTGTTGCTGCCATGTACGCTTCCCATGCGTTATCCCGTGCCTTGATGCGGTCGGCACTTACGCCTAGCGGGTCTGCCTCATCGTTTTTGCAGATTGCATCGAGCATTCGGTATGCAGAGAACAGCTGATATGCCGCTTCGTCCAATGCTTTCAACAATTCTTCGCTCACGGCTTCACCTCTTTGATTGTAATGATGCGCGTCGGCGTTGTTTTTAGTTGTTACGACGGATGTGGTTGTGGTAGATCCAAGCGTGATTCTCGTCAGTTTTGATATCAAGCAATTTGTGAAGGTATTCCAGGTCTATGAAATGATGCCGGACAAAATTGGCTACGATGATGCGAAGATGCGAATGAAGTCGCATAGCGTTTTTCTCGCTGATGAATTCGCGATCGTGATACCAATCGCCTTTGATGATACGAGGGTTGACGAACGAAAGTCCGTCGTACTCGGTTATCAAGATGTCCGAGCTTATCCAGCAAAAGTCGGCAACGATTGCGTTTTTAGGGATAAGTTTGCGGTATGTAGGCAGGAACTTTTTAGGGACAGTAGAAGGTGTAGTGTCGAAAAACGGGTTTTGGCGCATTACCAATACTCCTGACCATTGCGTTTACAAGCCCAATTGGGCGAAGGAACTCTTGACCATGACCTTATTGCAGGTCGTAAAGACCATTTATTTCTTGCCAGCAATGTCAGTGCCGTCCAGCCATACTTCGCATTTGTTGCCCCAAGCGGAGTCAGCTGCACGTTCGGTCTTGAATTGTTGAAGATCGGCATATTGGTGCCACTCCTTACCGGTCATGTGAAGTTGTTTGTCCTTTCGATAGTCCCAGCCGTAAAGCTTCTTGCGTGAAGGCAGAACGATCTTCAACGGACCAGTCCTCCTTTGTTGTTGAAGCCTACGATCTCTTCACGGTTAGCAGGCATCATGTAGTTGCTTTTATGCAACGGGAGTACTGTATGTATTACGGCACGCGCTTCAGCTTCTCCACAAATTAAGCAAGTGAAATAGCCCAGTTGCCAGCGTGCTGCAGGCACTGGTGCGTCGCAATCGCGGCACGCAATCTGTCGTGTTTCATGGTCCATGATCCAGGGCCCGTGGTTTGCGGTTTCCTTTATTACGGCCGATCAACATGGTACGACCTTCGCGGGTAAGCGCTCGTTTGCGGATAGCGGTGCTATCAAGATTTAGCACGTCGCATATCCAGGTAAACGACCCGATGTATTCTTGGTCGTCTAAGATGTAATCCAATGCCAGGTCGCGATCCGGGTTTTCGCAGATATCTATGTCTCGGATAGCTTGCAGGATGACGCTTGCCCAAAGAGAGCGGTAATTGGAATCAGTCTTGAGAAGGTGTTCGTTGTCGAACCCGTAATCCGGATGAACCTGGTACATGGAAACAGCCTGGGAAAAAGCAAAAAACCCGCTTGGCTGTTACACCAAGCGGGCTGTTGTGGTTGCTGAAATTAAGCGGCGCGGAGCTGCTTCATGAAGTCGGCGACTTCGCTGGCTTCGGACTGCTGCTGCAGGCGGACGACGATCTCGTCCATGACCGGCAGCGCCTCGGCGAACGAACCGCAGGTCTTGGCCACGTACCAGTTGCCCTGATCGTCACGAACCCGCTCTTCGAAGTGATAGAGCGGAGCGATGTCGGTCAGGTACCCCATCTTAACCGCGAGCAGCGAGTGCAGGCGGTTGAGCGCCAAGTAGTCGCTGTCGACCAGCTCGGGGATGTGGTCGTTGCTGGCGCGAACGCCCACCCAGTCGCTGACCTGCTCCGAGAAGTCGATGCCGTTACCGAGGTCGTTGGCGTCCTGCCGATCGTTGGCGACGTACAAACGGCGCGCGGCCCAGCAGACGCCGTTCATCATGCTCTGGACGAAGCTGAGCAAGCGCTCCGGCTTGAACAGCGGGCCCGAAGCCGGGACGCCGGTCTCCATCTCGGAACGGATGGCGTTCTGGCGTTCGCGCTGGAGCGAGAAGAACGCCAACGCAATGCGCTCGAGAGGGCAATCAGCCGCCTGCGTCTCGACGAAACGGGCGATCTGGCCGAGCGTGGAGTTTTTCTCGGCGGTGTAACCGAGGACGTTGGGGATGAAAGACTGGTCTTTGATGGTCATGGTATGTACCTTTTGAGATTGGATTGATGGTCAGATGAACACGGTGAATTCGATGTCAGAAACGTTGCGTTCAGCAGCGGCGAACGCGGTGTCGATGTTGAACCCTACGGGCTCATTATCTGGGAGCTCTGATTCGTAAGCGATGAGAAAGTCCCAGTGAGCGGTGTTGAGATCAAGTTCAAGCATAGTGGATATCCTTACTGGTTGAGGTTTTCAAGATCGTCTTCGATGTCGATCAGCATGACGAGCATTACAGCCAGGATCAGATCACCAGGATGCTTGGCCACGTACGCAAGAGCGTCCTTGGCTTTGTAAACAATGCTCTGGATCATGTCTGTTTTGAACGGAAGACGTAACTGTTGCATACAATCACTCCTTGCTACCGACTTCACCAACATTTTCTGACCGCGCATCCTGAAAGGATGCGCGTTGTTCTAGCACAGCGCGTCCACTGGCTGCGTGGAGCAACAAAGAGAAAAGCTCGTGTGCGTCGGCTGCAGCGTTGAAAAGCTGTGCGGAAGAAAGCGGACCGGAACCGATGTAACAGTCAGAATCAACTTGGTTTTGGATAGAGCGAAGCAGCAAACGTGCGTTAGCGACGCTGTTGCTTGTAGCTGCTTCGAGTTTGGCGGTGTTCATTCTGAGAGGCCCTCCAGCATCTGTTTAGCTTCATGTATATCAAACTGTGAAGTACTAGGACTAACAGACATCACCCAAGTGATCTCTTCTTGAAGGTCTTCTTCACAAAGATGGTGTGCCATGAACATGGCCCAAATTCCGTAAAGATAATGGTGCAAACCGCTTTGATCACGTATCCGAAAAAGCTCGTCCGCGCGTTGGCGGCTTTGGTCGCGCTCATCAGGGTTTTCTGAAAAGTCGTAGTACCAATCGAAGTTTTCCAAAGCGGTGTTGTAGTCAGAGATGGATATAGGAACGGGATCAGTAGCCATAAAACACGGCCTTACTCGATGACACCCAAGCGACGACGCACAGCGTCACGCTCTTCTTGGGTGAACTTGGGGCTGTCGAAATTGTCGCCCGAAAAGAAGTACGTGACCCAGGCGTCGTACAGCTCTTTGTGCTCCGGAGATTCCTTGCTGCGGTTGACCAGAGCAGTTCGTTCGCCGTCGCCCCGGCGCCACACGCCGTGGTTGTCGGAATACTGGTAGTACCAGTCGTGCGATCGGAGACGGGTGTCGTAATCAGAAAGGGAAATAGGAGTGTTGAGGGTGGACATGATGAGTGGTTCCTGATCAGTTGTGTGAATTGAAATCCGGTTCGAATTCGAACCATTCGCAGATCTGGTCGACAATCGCTTGTTCAACGGTCTCAGTAAGCTGGTCAAAAGACGGGTTTTTGTCGTGTTTGAAAGCTCGGCTTACGCCAAGAGCAACACCGATCTCGACAGCATGGAGCAAGACTTTGTAGCTGTTGGGCTTCATTTGTTGTCCTTTGTGGCTTGTTCAAAACGAAGGATAGACCGTTGAATCCTGACTACACGGGACCAGGCTTTCTTCTCTGCTTGGACAAATGGTATGGACCCGTCGTAGTTCAGTTGTTCGTTGGCTTGTTCCCATATCTGATGGGACTCGGCTAACTGTTCGTACAAGTGTTCAAGGGTTTGATCGACAAAAGTCGTCAGTCGACGATCTCCAGCTTGGCGCATACGGTGCCCTCGTGGCTACGCAACAACACTCCATTGCGCTCATTGCAGAACTTGGCTTCGCCTTTAGCGCGCAATGACTCACGGTAGCTGGCGCTGAACGCCAGTACAACAGCTCCGATGATCACGATCGATGCAAATATGGAAAACATAGAATCAACTTTTTCAAGCTTGTCTTTGTTCATTTGCTTCCCCTGTAATCGTCATAGACTTGTTTCACTTCGTAATCGTCCATTGCGTCCAAAGGACCGTTGGTAGGAAGAGAAGCGCTGTACCCGTAATGAAGCACTTCGTAAATGAAATACTTCAGTGCAGCTTTGCTCTTCATGAGTTCTTCGGTGTAGGACCTGACGATGTAACGCTCCATGTACTGTCGAGTGGCCATCAGGGTTTACCCGATGTGATGGCCAACGTCTCCGCCATGTTGTGCAGACGAGTCTGGGCTTCAGTGTGGAGCGTTTCGTACTCAGATAGAGCCCGGTCTGCCATAGTCCTGGCGTGAGCAGCTTCGGCTTTGAGTCGGCCGACTGCGTAAGCCTGGTTGATCAGCTTGTCCATCAGTTCGGTAGTGGTCAGTTTCGAGAAATCGGGGGGCATGGTCAGTTCTCCTTTAAGAACGAAAGAACAATTCGCCAGGGCCATAAATCTTTTGGCCGTGGTATGTCATCTTTCCGAATTTGTAGTCGGGGTTTTGAAGCGTTCGTACGTAATGATCGATGACAGGGATCTCAGCAGGGTCTGCTGTTTCGCGATACTTGGCAAGTGCGTCAAGGAACAGGGCGCGATATGCTCCAGGCTTGATCTCAGTATGTCTGTTCATGGCTTTTGTGTCTGTGAGTTCTGATTCATACGGGTTCGATCTTGTCGTTGTAGAACCCTTCGCTCAATTCGTCGATGTTGTATATGGCGTAGTCGTAGTCGTTGTTGTCGAGAAAAGGCATAGCGTCGTACTGCCAATACAGTTTGGGTACTTTGCGCCTGCCGTAGTCGTACACGGCTTTTGCACCGTTGCGGGTATTGAAAGACATGAGGAACACGACGTCGTAGTCGCCTGAAACTTGTTCCGTAGCTTTCACTACCCAGATGGATGATGTGACGGAGACAGTCATGGAGTGCTTTCCTCTGCTACGCAAGTGATCCGCCATTTATCGTATGAGAACTTGTCGCCATCAAGCCCCATACGGTCGATGACGAGCATGAATTCTCGAAGCACGGTGTCGTAAGTATCTTCGTCGATAGTGGTGATGTCTAAGTCTATGTGGATGATCCGGGGTTCAATGGCCATTATTCGTCGTCCTTTGTTGGAAACAAATCACTAGCTGCACATTCGATCACGTACCAATTCACACCCACATCTGCGCTGTGGTTGTCGCGGATGTACCTGAGCACTTCTCGTGCTTGCCGATCATCGAGATCTGGGCGCACCCTGTGGACGTCTTCGACGTACCACTTGAGCGTGATGTGGTATTCGTGGTTCGTGGTCATGTGTTCTTCACGTACTCTTCGAGGTTCTGGATGCGAGACAAGACTGTGTTGTACGCGTCGATGTACTTCTGTTCAGCCTGCTTCGCAACCAAGTTGGCACGCGCTTGCTCAGCACGCATCTCTGCGTAGTGCCAGGCAGCGTGGCCAAGTCTGTCGATAAGGGTTTCGGTCGAGATGTCGGAACGCTCGTTCATTGTGACCTCGCAAGAAAAAACCCCCATTGAGTAACTCTCAATGGGGGCATAGAAGTGGTCAGGGGTAGATCCGGACGTAGACGTAAGGAGTGATTGTGTCTGTGGCCCAAACCACGACGCAATCGTTTTTCATGTCGTACTCGTAAGCGCGTCCTTCCAGGCCATAGTGATGGATAGCTTCATTTACTCTGACCAGAATCATGAGAGACTCACGGTGAGCAACAGCTGCTTCTGGCACCCATTTCTTGGTCATGTCAGGCTCCCGAGAACATGTAGAACGCGACCGCACCGATCAAGGTCGAGACGGCGCCGACGACCACCCCTCGACGGAAGCCCACAGAGTGGGCCCCGCGAAGGAGGGTCATCAGCACCTGCTCGAAGTTGTCCGGCAACTCGCAGGTCTCGGTCGGCGTGTCGCCCGACAGATCGCGGATGGTGATCTTCATCAGCCACCCCGCTTGAGGGGGATGGACTTGCGGGCGGCCTCCACGAGCTTGATCTGCTCCTGGATGTTGTCGGCCTTCTTGGACTGGCCCTTCTCCATCGCGCGCTTGAAAGCGGCGGTCAGCTCAGCGAGCTTCTTGGCCAGAGCGCGCACCTTGTTGTTGAAGGTGTTGCCGAACTGGGCCGAGTAATACGGACCGTTGACGGTCGACTGACGCTTCTTGGACTTGTTGATTTCAGACATGGATGGTTCTCCTTGGCTATGGTCAGGTGAGAGAGAAAAAGTACTTGCCGGTGCCGGCGCAGCTGTAGCAGACGAACAGGCAACCGGTGTCAGGTTCTACGCCGTGATCGCCTGTGCCCCCGCAACTGGGGCAGACGTTCTCGGCTGCGTAACGGGCCTCGCGGGCTTGGTGCGCGCACTCTTGCGAGTACTCGCGCCACTCGGCGATGTGGAGCGCTCTCATCACGACACCTGAGCGGGTTGCCAGGCGACGGCCTGAGTGGAAGAAGGCCACGGCCGGGTCGCGAGGAAGAAGTCCTCCTCCAACTGGAGGCGGCAAACATCGCGCTCGGCGATGCAGACCGCGCAAGCGGCGGCGTACATGGCGTCGTAGTCGAAGCTCTTGAGGGCCTTGGCCCACTCGATCTGGGCGTCGGCGAAAGCGATGCGGGCAATGGTCAGTAAGTTCTGGTTCATGGTGGTTTGTCCTTTGCTAGGTGAAGGTCAACGGTATGAGTGGTAGCGACGGAGTTCAGCCCGGTAGTGGCGGGTGGCCACGTGGCGGACGAATGCGACAAGGTCTCGGTTCTGCAGGTTGATTTCGAACGGGTTGCGTCTGAGCTTCTGGGAGATGGAGACGGTCGACTCGCCGCACTTGAGGGCTTTGCGGATGGAGCGGAACGCGCGCCGGTAGCCGAAAGGTCCAAGGACGTAGAAGATCCGACGAACCTCGGCCGGGTGTCCGTGGCTCATGGTCAGTGGCTCCTGAGCAGGCCGGCGATGGTGTTGACGGAGAGGTTTGCGGTGCAGTCGTTGACTGCAGCCTCGACCACGTCGTCGAACTCGGCGCCGTGCAGCATGAAGTGGTGGTAGGAATTGGGCGGGTAGAGGATCTCCAGCATGCGGTTGAGTACAGCGGGCTCGTCCATAGCCACGGGGTTCGTGGCCAGGATCCGTTGTTCGACTTGCCGGAAGAACTCGTCATAGGTCTGATACATCGATTCACACTCCTATGAGGGATAAACGACAAAATAACCCTCTGACCGTGGACCCCGAAGGGGGACACGCCTTTGTTGTATTAAAGCAACAGAATCTGTTGCGAAAATACAAATGTCTGTATGGAAATACAGTGGTGTGTACCATGTGTACCAGGAACAGTGGCTTGTGTACCACCTTGTGTACCACCATTTTTCCTTAAGAATCAATTTGGTACCATGTGTACCACCATTTTAGGGGGTAAATTGAAAAACGACTATGTGTTAGAAAACACATATAGGGTATTTCGTCATGTTTGAGACCCCCCCCTTTCGCGGTACACACTTTGTGAAAGTGCTGAAAAACCCTTACGTGGCAAGGGGTTAATGTGTACCACTTCTGTGTACCACGAACTGGTACCGGCGGTACACAGCCGGTACACATCCACGTCGGCCGATGTCCACGGACCACGGCGCAAGCACCGGTGGCCACGGACCACGGCGCAAGCACCGGTGGCCACGGTCCAAGGGGCGTGGGCCGATGAGCACGGCACACCGATCGTGGATGGGGGCTCGGGGCACGTTGCTCGTTCCCCCCGGCACGTGGTCCCCCTCTTACGCTGAAAAGAACTGCAGGGCCAAGGCTTGGGGGCCTTGACCCTGCAGCTGAGGGATCAGACCGGGACGACGTCAATGTCGTCGCCGAGCTCATCGACGAGGAACTCGTGATGGCGGTCGAGGAACTTGGCCACCCACACGGTGAGGTCATCGCCCTTGATGCCGCTGAGGGCGCCCTCCAGCCATTCGTCCTGGTCCATGAGGGAGTCACCGACGCGGACACAGAATGGGGTGATTTCGCAGGTCACCAAGCCGGCGACAGCGGCGAAGTACTCGTCTCCGTGGAGACGGTCGTTCATCGCGTATTCGATGAACTCGTAGGCGTTGTTGATGTTGTGGGCCTCGATCAGCGCGCGTGCTTCTTCGAGGAAGTTCGGCGGAGCAGGTTGGTAGATCACGGTGCGTACCTCAGTCGCCGAGGGTGGCGAAGGTGAGCCCGGCCAGACCGGCGTAGGCGGTGATGAAGAGCATCGGCAGCGCCATCTCGCCGGCGAAGAACGAAGCGATGAAGGTCATGTTGGCGGCCATCGCGAAGATGGTCGAGGTGCGGATCTTGCTGGACATGGTCAGTTCTCCTGGACTGGTTGAGAGAAGGGAGCAGTTTTGAGCCGTGCTCAGGGCTAGGAGGATCAGAACAGGTCGAAGTTGGGGTCGACCTTGGCGCCCGGGTGCTGCGGGATGTCCTCGGACTTGGCGAGTTCGGCCGAGTCGAGGTGATGCGCCGTGCGGACGGGCTCAGGGCGGACAGAGCCGTTGATGATGGGCTTGCCGGCGCGCGTGGTGTCGATCCATATCGAGACCTGCAAACGCGTGCCATCGGGCAGCGCCATCACACCCTGGTAGTGGGGGTCTCTGAACTCCTTGGGGTCGCGGCGGGCCTTGACGAAGGCCACGAGGCGGCCGGGGGCGACGGTGATCGGCTGGTAGATTTTGTTCATCGAAGTGCCCTCCTGGGGCTGGTTGTAGAAGAGATGAGCAGTTTTGAGCCATGCTCAGGGCTGGGGGTCAGGTGCTCGTGAGCAGCAAGATCGCGAGCAGCGCGGTCGACAGCGGGCGCTCTTGGGCCTCACGCTTGGCGGCCTGCATGAGGTCGGCCCCAACTTCCTTGGCCTGAGCCTTGAGTTCCTCCGTCTTGGTGGCGACAGTGGACTCAGTGGTATCGTTGATCTGCATCGAAGTGTCCTCCTAGGACTGGTTGCACAAACTACACAAACACTACTGACCGCGACGCGCGAAGCGCGGAGCGCAGCGAGCTATCAAACGAGCCACAGGTAGTAAGTGGCCCACAAGAGGCTGACGACAAACGCGCCAGCAGCGATGACAACAGGGATATCGCGACGGTCCATGACTAACTCCTTGAGTGGTGGACGGAATACACAACTGACGCTGACCGCGAGCGCGAAGCGCGAGCGAGCTGTCCGATAGCTGACCCCGTGTGAGCTTGAGTTCTTCGTGCGAAGAGGGTTACTGCCAGACAAGGTTCCAAATGCTGAAATGGCTAATCTTCGTTAGGGGGCGGTGGGTTCCGGGAAGGGGGTCATCGTGGAGGCGGCCGGGAGACCATGAGTGAGCGAAGTAGAAGTGAAACCCAAAACTTTTTTTGCAAAAAATTTTCGCTATACTCCCGCCCAGTCCACGGCCCTCGGACCACGAACCACGTGACTGAACAACGCACCTGTGCTCGCTGTCAGCAGGCCCTGCCAGTAGGTACATTCGACAGGTTCAAATCGGGTAACTACCGGCAGACGTGTAACCCGTGCAGGTCCGCCGCCACAAGAAAAACAGCATCTTCAAGCTACGAAACCTATCTCTCCAACCTTCTTTCAAAAAGCCGCGACAACAGCAAACGACGTGATCTCGGCGATTACGAAGTGACGCTGGAACAGCTGATAGAACTGTGGGAAGCGCAGAACGGGCGATGCGCTGTGTCAGGGGTCGTGCTCACCCACCACGTCGACGGATCCGGGCATAAAGACTTCAATGCCAGCATCGACCGGATCGACAGCCAATTAGGCTACGTCCCCGGAAACATCCAATTGGTCGCGCTTCGCGTCAATATACTGAAGCAGACCCTAAGCACTGATATGCTCTACTGGTGGGTGAAGACCATCCACGCCCACTCTTGTGATTGATCCATATACGGACTAATATCCATGTCACAGGTATTCCAGGTCATTGCGTTGGAGGGTTTCGACCAGGCCGTCATCGGCACCGCGTATCGCGGCGGCAATGAGGTACTGGTCTACGACGGCCACCTTGCCGAAGCGATCGTCCGCTCACTTGAAGGCGAAGCCGCGACGCTTGAAGACTTTTTGACCAAGATCTCCCTCAGCAAGCTTGGCGATCGAGCGCCGGTGTTTGTCTATCTTGACGAGGACCTCTTTGGAGACGATGACGAAATCCTTGCCGGACCAGGAACCTCGGTCCACTGACGACGAGCTCGCTCAAGTCGAGTTCCAGTCCCTCATGCCCTACATGGGGCTTACTCTCGGGGACTTGACCATCCAGCAGGAACGGCTGGTGCTGTACATCGTCCGTGGAATGTCAGTAGCGGCCGCTGGCCGAGCCGCCGGGTACGCCAGCGCCGAGACCGCGCTTGCTGCTTCCAAGCGGCCAGCCGTGCTGAAGGCGATCGAATACTTCCGCGAGCAGATGCGCGAAGAGGTGCGGTTCACCCGGGTCCAGGCCCATCAGATGTACCTAGAAGCGTACAACGCTGCGGCGACCTCGACCGAGATGAAGAACGCCACCGACTCGTTGGTCAAGCTGCACGGCCTAGCGGCGCCAGACAACGCCACCCAGATCAACATCAACGTCAACACCGCTCAGCTGGAGCGGATGTCCGACGCCGATCTCCTCAAGCTCTCCGGCCGCGATCCGGCGTACCTGGAGCCGGAACCCTCATGACCGAGGCCGTGCCGACGCGCCGGTGCAAGCGGTGCAAGAACAGCCATCCGGCGACCTTGTACTCCTCCGAAGTGGACGGCCTGTGCGTCTACTGCAAAGCCGACGACGCCGAGCGGTTACCGGAGGCCGCTGGTCAGGCCCCGGCCGAAGCCCCGGAACTATCCATCAAAGAGCGCGCTCAAAAGGAGCTCGCCGAGCGTATCCTGTCGCGTAAGCGGCTGTTGCCGTTCGTCGAGAAGTTCAACCCGGACTACAACGCAGGGTGGGTGCACAAAGATGTCTGCAAACGGCTTGAGCAGTTTTCTCGCGACGTGGTGGACCAAAAGTCGCCACGGCTTATGCTCTTTCTACCGCCGCGCCACGGAAAGTCGACCTTGGCGTCGGTCGCGTTCCCGGCTTGGCACTTGGGCGGCAACCCTGAGCACGAGTTCATCAGCTGTTCGTACTCGGGTTCTCTGGCGATGGGTTTTAGCCGTAAGGTGCGTCAGGTACTACGTGAGCCTTCCTATAAGACGATATTCAAGACGCGTCTGGATCCGGACAGCCAAAGCGCTGAGGCGTGGCTGACCACGGCCGGGGGTGGGTTCGTGGCGGCGGGTGTGGGCGGTGGTATCACCGGCAAAGGCGCCCACGTCCTCGTGATCGACGACCCCATCAAGAACCGCGAAGACGCCGAGAGCCAGAACAACCGGGACGCGACCTGGGACTGGTACACCTCGACCGCGTACACCCGCTTGGCGCCGGGCGGCGGGGTGCTGGTCATCCTCACCCGCTGGCATGACGACGACCTAGCCGGCCGGCTGCTGAAGGCGGCTTCGCAGGGGGGTGATGAGTGGGAGGTGGTGCGGTACCCGGCGATCGCCGAGGAGGACGAGGAGTTCCGCAAGTCGGGCGACGCCCTGCACCCGGAGCGGTACAACGTCGAGGCGTTGCGCCGGATCGAAAAGGCGGTCGGCCCCCGGGACTGGTCGGCCCTCTACCAACAGAACCCGGTAGCTGACGACGGCCAGTACTTCACCCGCAGCATGGTCAAGTACTACGGCCCGGACGACGTCGACCAGAAGCAGATGCGCTACTACTGTGCGTGGGACTTGGCGATCGGCAAGAACGACCGCAACGACTACAGCGTAGGGGTGGTGGTCGGGATCAACCAGCAGGACGACATGTACGTCATGGACGTGGTGCGGGGGCGGTTCGACGGCTTCGAGCTGGTCGAGCGCATCCTTGACCTGTACGTCCAATGGAAGCCGTCGATCGTCGGCATCGAGAAGAGCCACATCGAAATGGCGCTTGGCCCCTTTCTGGAGAAACGGGTCCGGGAACGCGGATTGTACGAGGCGTACTTCAAAGACCTCAAAACCGGTCGCCGGGACAAAGAAGCCCGGGCGCGTGCAATCCAAGGCCGAATGCAGCAGGGTAAGGTATACTTCCCGCGCGATGCCTCATTCACCGGCCCTATGATCGCGGAGCTGCTGCGGTTTCCTAACGGTATGCACGACGACCAAGTAGACGCGATCTCGTGGATCGGCTTGATGATGGCCGAGTTTTCTACGTTCCAGCCTCCTGTCGTCCACGTACCGTCCTGGCGGGACAAACTTCTCTCCATCGCTCGCGGACCCCGCCAAAAATCCGCGATGAGTTCATAACATGGCCAAGATCAAGTCGCAGTCCATCGAAGAGCAGCAGCTGGCTCGCACGCAGTGGAACCGCTACGTACGCGCGCGGGACAACGGGCATCTCAAGTATGTCGAGATGGCCAAGAAGTGCGATGCCTTCTACCGTGGCGACCAGTGGGACAAGGCTGATATCGCGAAGCTGGAAGCCGAGGGACGCCCGTCACTGACCATCAACACCGTGCTTCCGACCGTGAACACGGTCCTTGGCGAACAGTCCACGCGCCGGGCCGACGTGCAGTTCAAGCCGCGTCGCGGCGGTGATCAGGACGTCGCCTCTGTGCTGACCAAGCTCTACATGCAGATCGGCGACAACAACAAGCTCGACTGGGTCGAGCAGCAGGTGTTCAGCGACGGGCTGATCTTGGACGGACGTGGTTACTTTGACGTCCGCATGGACTTCAGCGACCACGTCGAGGGCGAAGTCCGTATCACGGCCAAAGACCCGCTGGACATCCTGCTCGATCCGGACGCCAAAGAATACGATCCGAAGACCTGGAACGAAGTGTTCGAAAGTCGCTGGATGACCTTGGACGAGATCGAAGAGCTGTACGGTAAAGACAAGGCCGAGGCCCTGCGGTATGTCGCCGAGAACGGCACCGGTTACAGCCGCGACTCTATCGAGTACGAAGAGACGCGTTTCGGCGAGACCGAGAATTCGCAGGCGTTCCTTGGCGCGGCGATCCCCGACGGCGAAAGCTATCGCAACGTCAAGGCGCTGCGTGTGATCGAACGTCAGTACCGCAAGATGTCGCGCGCGGAGTTCTTTGTCGACCCGAACACGGGCGACCAGCGCATTGTCCCCGACAGCTGGTCCGAGCAGCGGACCAAGAAGTTCGCCAAGCAGTACGGACTCGGTATCATCAGCAAGATGCAGCGCAAAGTGCGGTGGACCGTGACTTGCGATCGGGTCGTGCTGCACGATGACTGGTCGCCTTATGAAGACTTCACGTTGGTGCCGTATTTCGCGTACTTCCGTCGCGGCCGGCCGTTTGGCATGGTCCGCAATCTGCTGTCTCCGCAGGAGCAGCTGAACAAGATCGCCAGCCAAGAGCTGCACATCGTCAACACCACCGCCAACAGCGGGTGGATGGTCGAGAGCGGCTCTTTGACCAGCATGACGGTCGATGATCTTGAGGAGAAGGGCGCGGAAACCGGCTTGGTGGTCGAGTACAACCGTGGCTCACAGCCGCCGACAAAGATCACTCCGAACCAGATCCCCACCGGGCTGGATCGCATCAGCCAGAAAGCGGCGCTCAACATCAAGACCATCAGCGGCGTGAACGACTCGATGCTCGGGTCGGACGGAGCTGAGGTCTCGGGGATCGCTATCCAGGCCAAGCAGAATCGCGGCGTGATCATGATCCAGGTGCCGCTCGACAACCTGCGAAAGACGCGGCATTATCTGGCTGAGAAGATCCTCAATATTGTGCAGCGGTTTTACACTGAGCAGCGTGTCATCCAGATCACCAACGAAGACGATCCGCTCAAGCCGCGAGAGCCGATGGTGATCAACGCCATGACTCCGGAAGGCCGCGTCATCAACGACCTTACGCTCGGCGAGTATGACGTGGTGATCGGCACCGCGCCGGCCCGCGACTCGTTCGATGAGATGCAGTTTGCCGAGGCGCTTAGCCTGCGGCAGGTCGGCATCATGATCCCGGACGACGCGATCATCGAGTACAGCCACCTCGCTCGTAAGGGCGAACTCGCCAAGCGTATCCGTATGGCTACAGGCGTCGAGCAGACCCCGGAGCAGCAGGAGGCCGCCGCCATGCAGAACGAACTGGCGATGCAGCAGATCCAGCTGGAGCTGCAGCGTGCACAGGCCGAGATCGAAAAGCTCCAGTCGGAGACTGCGGTCAACATGGCCAAGGCGCAGACCGTTGCCGAAGTCGACCCGCAGTTGCGCATGGCGGAGCTGCAGAGCAAGGTCGACACCAAGACCCGCGAACTGGAGCTGCGCCGCGAGCTTGCCGCGCTCTCCAACCAGTCGCGACAGCAGCAGCAGGAGACGGCGGCGGCTACTCGCATTGCCGCCACCGTTATGCAGACCTCTGCAAAAGCGCAGTCCCAGGGCCAGCCGCGCCCGTCCCCTTCGCGGCCCATGACAAACTGAAGGAGTACCTATGTCTGACAGCAAGAAGGAAGTGGTTATGGAGCAGATGCCTGGCGCCGATCCGGCCGAGGCGGCTCCGGAGCAGCCGTTCGACTTCAACTTTGGCCTCGGCGACGAGCCAGCGCCCCCTGCTGCCGAGGCTTCGGCCCCGGATCCGACCCCCGAGCCGACCCCGGAACCCGAAAAGCCCGCCGCCGAACCGACTCCCGAGCCGGTTTCTGAGGCCGCAAAGCCGGAAACGCCCCCGGAGCCCACTCCCGAGCCGCCGAAAGCGGCCAAAGAGCCGGAGCAGCGTCGCCCGATGGTGCCGAAAGCCCGTCTTGACGAGGTGCTGGCCAAGCAGAAGGCCCTCCAGAAGCAGCTCGACGACCTGATGGCGACCCGGCAGGCGGCGGAAACCGCTCCAGATGCCTACGATTTCGCCTCGAAGGAGGTCGAGTACCAGAACTTGGTGCTCGATGGGCAGCACGAGAAGGCGGCGGCGCTCCGAGCGGACATCCGCAAGGCCGAACGGGCCCAGATCGAGTTCGAAATGGGCCAGAAGATGGAGCAGAAGGTGGCGCAGAGCTACCAGATCAGCGCTCTGCAGCAGGCTGCCGCAGCGTTGGAAACGAACTTCCCGGTTTTCGACCGGGCGAGCCCCGATTTCAACGAAAAGTACACGCAGGAGGTCATCGATTTGCGTGATGCCTTCATCGTGAAGGGCGAAAACGCGGTTGCGGCCTTGTCGAAAGCGGCCAAATTCGTCATCAGCGAGTACGGCCTGGCGGGAGAAACGGCCGCTGCGGCTGCTACGACGCCCGTTACCACCCCGACTACGGGGGACAAGACGGCTGCTGTCGATGAAGTGGCGAAGAAGCGCGCCGAGGTCGCTAACAAACTGAAGGCCGCAGCATCGCAGCCTCCCGACATGGCCGGGGAGAGCTCGGCAGCGCGGGGCGAGAAGACTTTCGACCTCATGTCGCTCACCGAAGAGGAGTTCAACGCTCTTCCGCCCGCAACGTTGAAGCGCCTGCGTGGAGACTTGATCTAATGGCTGGCAAAGACCCGCGTTTGGCCCGGGTCGGTGTTTCCGGGTACAACCAGCCGAAGCGTACGCCTAGTCATCCGACCAAAAGCCACGTTGTCGTGGCTAAGACCGGCGATCAGGTGAAGACTATCCGCTTCGGGCAGCAGGGCGTCAGCGGATCCCCGAAAAAGACGGGGGAGTCTGAGGCTTATCGCAACCGGCGCGAAAGCTTCAAAGCTCGTCACGCGGACAACATTGCCAAAGGCAAGATGTCCGCTGCTTACTGGGCCAACAAAGTGAAGTGGTAAGGAGAATTGTATGAAGCCTTGTCCTGGTTGTCCGACCCCTGGCCGCTGTGTGAAGGCGGGTAAGTGCATGAAGAAAGCTAGCGCCAAGAGCGCCCCGGCCAAGAAGTACCTAGGGGTATAAAAAACGTCCTTGCCGCCAGTTTTGGAAAAATTTGGCGGCAAGGACAAATTTTACCGTGAAGACAAATTTTTCTTCAGCAGTTGCGAACTTGCATCACTGTTGTTAATCTACAACGTATTCGTTTGCCGGAACGTTTCCGGCCGTGTCGCACACGTTAAAAACGGTGAACCCTCGCCCGCAGCGGCGTAAACCTGCCGAGGTCGCGTCTCGTGAACACGCGCTAAGTCGTGACCCCACGATACGGGGAAACGGGTTAGCCGCTCCACAAGTCGGCTGCAGCTCCTGGTACGCGGGTGCGTATCGGGTTTGATAACGCAATTCAAGGAGATGCCAACATGGCTCTTACTAACTTTGCGGCGCTGACCAGTGAACAGCTCACGGCGTGGAGCCGTGATTTCTGGCGCGTCTCTCGCAATATGTCGTTTGTGAACCGCTTCGTCGGTTCTGGCTCCAATGCGATGATCCAGCGTGTCACCGAGCTCACCAAGTCGGACAAGGGCACGAAGGCCGTCATCACCCTGCTCGCGGACATGACCGGCGACGGCGTGACCGGTGACAACACGCTCGAAGGCAACGAAGAGGCGCTCCGCGCCTACGATATCAACATCAACCTCGACCAGCTGCGTTTCGCGAACCGTATCGCGGGCCGTCTCGCTGATCAGAAGTCGGTGGTGAACTTCCGCGAGACCTCGCGCGACGCCCTCGCTTACGCGATGGCGGATCGTATCGATCAGCTCGGGTTCCTTACGCTTTCGGGTGTGGCCTACACGCTCAAGACGAACGGCGCGCTTCGCACGGTCCTGCCTGCTGGCCAGAACCTGTCGAACCTCGAGTTCGCCTCGAACGTGACTGCGCCGACGGCTCTTCGGCATCGTCGTGTGTCGGGCGACAACTTGGCCGCTGGCAGCGTGACGTCCATCACTGCCACCGACAAGCTGAAGTACCGCCACATCGTCGACCTTAAGGCCTACGCTAAGGACCAGTACATCCGTGGTCTGCGTGGCGCCGGTAATGAGGAGGTCTATCACCTCTTCGTCACCCCGCAGCAGATGGCCGCGCTTAAGCTGGATTCGGACTTCCTTGCCAACGTTCGTAACGCTGGCGTGCGAGGCCCGGATAACCAGCTGTTCTCGGGTTCGAGCTCGCTGATGGTTGATGGTGTGATGGTCCATGAGTTCCGTCACGTCTTCAACACGGCTGGCGCGCTCACGGGCGCGGTCGGCAACGCGGGCGCCCCCGGCTACAAGTGGGGCGCGACCGCTAACGTCAACGGTGCTCGTGCCCTGTTCTGTGGTGCGCAGGCCCTCGCGATGGCGGACATCGGTCTGCCGGAGATCACCGAGGACGCCTTCGACTACAAGAACCAGGCTGGCATCTCGATCGGCAAGATCTTCGGCCTCCGCAAGCCCCGCTACAACACCGACGTGAGCGGTGATGTGCAGGACTTCGGCGTGATCTGCCTCGATACGGCGTTCTGAGCCGTGGGGGCCCTCCCCTAACCGGGAGGGCCCCTTTTTCTTTGGCCAAGGAGAAGACATGAAGGTCATTGCAGATCGCGAAATCCGTGTGGCAACGCTGTGGGGCGCCGTCATCGTGTTTGAGCCGAACGCGGAACAGGAAGTGTCCGACGAAATCGGTGTGCTTGCCCTGCAGCTTGGCGCCAAACAAGTCATGAGCGCGAGCCCGCCCGCAGTTCCGTCCGCGTCTCCTACCGACGCTTTTGACGGAACGGCTTACATCGAGCAGCCGACCCCCGATTCTGTGATCCTTTCGGCGATCGAGAGGATCGTCGCTGAGGGCAACCCCGAAGACTTCAAAGCCGACGGCACTCCCAAAGCCTCGGCCGTAAACCGCGAGGTCGGGCACAACGTAAGCCCCGAGGCTCGTGAGGCAGCTTGGACGGCGTTCATCAATTCGTGAGGTAAGGTATGACCGTCTCTGTCCAGAGTGTTATCGACCGCGTCCAAAAGACCCTGCAAGACACTACCGGCGTTCGCTGGCCCGTAGTCGACGAGCTGGTGCTGTGGGTCAACGACGCTCAGCGTGAGATTGCGCTGCTCAAACCGGACGCGTCGGCCAAGAACACCACGATCACGCTGTCTGTAGGCACCAAACAGGAAATCCCCAGCGACGGCAATGCGCTGCTGCGCGTTGTCCGCAACATGTCGGCCGCTTCTGGCGGTACTGGCCGCCGAGCCATTCGTATCGTGCAGCGCGAGGTTCTCGACGCGCAGACCCCGGAATGGCACAACCCGTCGATCACCGGTGACGCCGCGCACACGACGATCGTAAAGCACTACATTTACGACGAGCAGAACCCGCGTAACTTCTACGTCTACCCTGGCGTGTCGACCTCCAACGCCGCGTTTGCCGAGATCATCTACTCGGCCAACCCTGCGACTGTGGCGCAGAACGGTAACCTTGATATCCCCGACATCTACGCCAACGCCGTGATGAACTACGTCCTGTACATGGCGTATATGAAGGACGCCGAGTACGCGGGCAACAGCCAGCGGGCTTCGTCGCACTATCAGCTGTTCGTGGCGTCGGTGACCGGCAAGGGCGCGGTCGACGCGTTTACTTCGCCGAACAACGACAGCCCGCGCCGTCCTCCGCCCGTCGCTCCGATCGGGTAAACGGAGATGGCTACTCTCTATGAGTCGCTGCTCCCTGAGATCATCCCGATGGTTCCGGGTTGCCCGGACACGATGATCGAAAACCACATCCGCTCAGCGGTCATCGACCTCTGTGAACGGGCCCCGGTGCTGCAGGTCGAGCTCGACCCGATCACTACGATTGCCGGCACGTTTGAATACGACCTAGAGCCGCCTACCGACACGGTGGTGCACAAGCTTCTTTGGGCTGTGCACAACGGCAGCACGCTTGACCCTATCAGCACCGACCTTCTGGAGCAGCGAAAGCCCGGCTGGCGCGACAAGTCCGAGCGTGGAACGCCAGAGTATTTCGTGAAAGTCAGCCAGTCGTTGATGTGGCTGGTGCCCGTTCCGTTTGTCACACAGGCGTCCAGCACTATCGTCCGTGCGCAGCTTAAGCCGACCCACACGTCGGATTCAGCGGACGACGAGCTGATGTCGGACTATCGCGACACCATCGTCAACGGGGCCTTGTTCCGGCTGCTTCGGTTGCCGAGCAAGCCCTGGACCGACATGAACGCGGCCCGCGTTTACGGCACTATGTATGGCGAAGGCGTGGCAGCCGCCGACCTGAAGTCTCGCCATGCCGATACCCGGATCGTGAGGAAGGTCGCTTATGGTGGTATCCACACTTCGTTCTCCAAGCGGCGCAACCGCTACGGCAGCTGAGCAGCCGGTTGTCTCTGATATCCGTCGTGAGTGGGACTGGGTCCGCCCGGGCATCGACGAGATCTGCGCTGCTTCCCGTTCGCTGACTTATCGTGCTGAAGACGTTTACGCGGCCTGCGTGAACAAACAAGCCGTGTTGTGGACGACTAGCGAGGGGTTTGTCATCTCTTCGACCGAGATTGACCAATTCACCGGCGAAAAAACCATGTTTCTTTGGCTGGCTTGGGCCAAGGTCCGAGGCACCAGTTTGGTGTCAAAGTATCAGGCATTTTTCGAGCAAGTGGCCCGCGAAGCAGGTTATAGTACGCTCGAAACCAGATCGCCTTTCCTGGGGCTGATGAGCCACATGGAAGCCCACGGGTGGACCGTTGATACAGTGGTGTACACAAAACGCCTATGAGCAGCAAACCTAAAAAGCAGGACTATCAGGCAAGCGAAGCGGAAAAGGCTTCTGCTGGCGTCGCTACTGCAGAGTATGAGTACTTCAAGCAGAAGTACGACCCTTTGCTGCAGGAAATGCGCGACAAGTCGATGAACGAAGACATTCGTTCGACGCTGCGTGGTCGCGCGAACGCTGACACCATGCAGCAGCTGTCGGCTCCTAGCTACGAGCGCGCGACCAGTGCTACGGTCGCTGGAGACACGGCGGCTGCTCTCGGTGGGCAGATGAACGAAGCCAATATGGTCGCGAACAAAGCCAGCAACGAGCAGCGGCTGGGTGTGTTGGGCGCCGCGCGCGGCCAAATGGCTACTGCTCAGGATGGAATGGCGACGGCTAGCCGTCTCGCTACGTCCTCGGCCCTTGAGCGTGCACGCGCCAATCAGCAGGTTGCGGAGGCCAAACAGGCCGCAGCAGTACAGGTCGCGTCCACGTTTGCGTTCCAGGGGCTGGAGAACAAAGCTACTCGTGGCATTGGGCCTGACGGGCAGGAAGTCAAAGGTACGTTCTTTTCGCCGGTCCGAGCCGACGGCTCTAAGGTTTCTGGGTTTGGTGGTCGTCTGTCATATTCGACTTTTGGCGACATGTCGCGGCCGTTTGCGGCCCGGCCGAATCCGCTTATGGACCCAAATGCTGTCGACCCAAAGGTCAAAGGACCGCGCTAATTTAGATACGGTTGAGGACACGCTATGCCTGATATGTACATGGGCCTTCCGCCCGATCGGGAATACATCAGCAGAACGGGGGCTGTGCCTTCGGGGTATTCTGCGTCCATCCCAACCGTAGCCGACCCCGAGAAAGCGTTTGCCGATTTGACCCGCCGTGAGTATCTGGACTATGTCCAGAACTATCGCGGGTTTGAGGAGCAGCTGATACAAAGAGCTCGGACAGACAGAACCCTGATCGATCAGGCCCGTCAGGATGTCGGTGTGGCGTCGGCGCTTACGCAGGGCATCGCAGAACGCAACGCGCAGCGGTACGGGGTCAACCTTACCCCGGATCAGCTGCAGCAGCGGACTCTTCGTTTGCAGCGCGCCAATGTTCTTGGCGGGGTGCAGGCGGTCAACGACGCAAAGATCGCTCAGCGCGACTCCAACAACGCGTTGCTTGCTGGTTTGATCGACGTTGGTCAGGGCGTCAACCGAGCAGCGCAGAGCCAGCTTGGTTCTGCTGCTGCGGATGCTACCGCTCGCCGCAACGCGTACACGCAGGCCCGCGCTCAGTCCAAGGCTAATACGTACTCCACGATCGGCTCGCTCGCTTCGGCGGCGATCCTTGCTTTCACCATCTAAGAGGCAAACATGGCAGACCTCGGTAGCGCTATCCTCCAAGGCATTCAGTCGGTGCAGGATGGTGCAGCACGCCGTCAGCAGATGCGCCTTGATCGTGACCGCATGGAGCTTGACCGCCAGCGTACCGAAAGCGCGTTGGCGGTGGACAAGTCACAGCTGCAGAACCTAGAACTAGCGCGGTCGGAAACGATCCGAGTGCGCGACGAAGCTATAAAGACCGGCAGAATTGCGGACCAAAAGCGTTCTGGCGACAATATGCTGAGCATGATGAAGTCGCTAGGCGCGGTGTCTTTTGAAAACCGCGACAGGCCGATCAGCGGCCAAGCCATTGTTGCAGCGCTGAAAGATCCGGATCCTGTCAAACGCGGGGCCGCAGAACGTGTCCTCGTGGACTTTTACAACCACGAACGCGACACACGTGCTATTAGTAGTGGTCGGTATGAATCGGACGACTTCCGGTTTACCACGCTGGATCCCGAAGCGCTTGCTAAAGGACAGATTGTTGTTCGCGGCGAATATAAGGACGGGCGCCCCGGAGTTGCGACCGTCGATGGGTCTAGCGATCCTAACTCGCCCGTGCTTGCGCTTTCTTTTGACGACGCCGCGCGGCATATGGAGCTTTATGCCAAGACCGATCTTTTGCCTACCGGCTCAAACTTGGGCGCGGATAGTCAATGGTTTCGCGCCCAAGTTTTTTCGGATGCTATGGCTCCGGGCAGTGTCAATCAGCGGTCTAGTGGACAGCCCGCTAGTCCAACCAGTGTCGAAACCGACAGGCTGACGCGAACCGTCGTCAGCGCGGCAAGGGAAATCAGCGGGCCGGAAGGCGCCCGTCTCGCTCGGGCGGCAATAGCCGAAGCCGGGGATAACCCTCAAGAAATCATCAAGCGGCTTACCGGCATTGCTGAAACCCTGAACAAAAGCGGCGCCAAGATTCAAATTCCGCGAGCGCTGTTTAGCGGCTCTAGGCGCGGAAACGCCAGCGATTTGATCGAGCCTGAGCTGGTTAGTAAGGAAGTTGCTGCTAGCCGTAGGTATGTAAACCCAATGCAGAAGGGCGATCCATCGCTTGCTGCAAGCAACCCTATAGCCGCCATAGACGAGAAGATTTCTAAGCTCGAGAAAAAAGCAGATAAGCTTTCGGGAGATGCTCGAGTTTCCGCTGAAACAGAGCTGAATCAGTTGCGCGAAAGCCGGCAAAAGCTGGTCGGTGACATCAATTCTGGAGCGTTCAACAAGATCACTTCAGAGCTTGACGCTTTGCAGAGAGAGCGCGAGCGTACGCCTAACGAACGGCGAGGTACGTTTGACGCTAAGATCCAGACGCTTAATGCGCGCCGGGATGCCTATGTGCGCGCCGGGTTCGCCACGCCCCAGATGCAAACGCAAGCGTTCAAGGAGTTCAAAGACTCTGTTTTGGCAAGGCTTGACACGCTGACAGGGGCGCAGGCTGCAGAGCTGGTCCGCAATCAGCAGATCACTTTTACCCCGCAGCAGGCGGGCGTTGTCCGGCGTCGAGCAGAAGAAGCCGGAGTGAGAACGGCAGCTGACATCAGCAAGTTGCCGAGTAAGGCCGAGCAGATCGCGCTTCTTGGAGTCATGGCTAGTTGGACAGACAATCCCCAGGAACGTCAAACACTCCTTGCGTATATGGCTAACGTTGGCGAGACCGGGTCTCTTTCTTGGAGCTCCCAAGATCTTGCAAAATACAAGCTAGAGCAGATAAGAACCAATATTGCGGCGGGCAAGCTGGACGTGGAGCGAGCAACTCTTGAATTGCAGAGAGGCGAAGCGCGTCAGAGAGAGCTTGCGCGTCGAATTGAGAGCGGCGAAAACGTTGGTGGGCATATACGCAAGGTAAACAGTGACTTTAATCAGACCTTTAGGCTTGGACTTGTCGGAGGCAAGCCTATGGGTAAAAACGAAGAAGATACTGGGTACACTGCGAACTCAACTGGTCAACGCGCGCTTGCAGCTTTGCAGTTTCATACTGTGCCGTTGCTTCAGACCTATAAGGCGCTGCAGGGCACTATTCCGGCCGCCCAGTTGCAGCCGATGCTTGCCGAAATCAACTCGCAAGTGGGCGCGGTCATCGGAGTTATGTCCAACGAAAATAAATGGATTTTTCAGGACAATTCTTCAATTGCGATCGGTGACGACGTGTTGTCACGGCTGCAGCCGGTTTATGGAACGGGGCGGAACGGGCAACAGACCATTAAAGGGTTCAACTACCTTTCGCCTAGCGGTTCAAAAACCGGGGGTTTCGTGTCGTCGTCCCAGATCCGTAACGCTGACCCAGCGCTTTTTGAAGTTGTGCAGGCGGCGGTTATGGCTAATCAGGCACTGGAAGCCGGGCAGTAATGGATCCGCAAATCGATGATCTGATGCAGCGGTTTTTTGCCGCCAATAGCGAGCCGCCGCAGCCCGGCCCTATGGAGGCGCAGGCTGAAGTTGTAGCCCGCAATACTGCTAGGAGCAACCGCGCCCTTGAGGCGCAGACTGCTTTGCTGAACAGCCCTGACCAGTCGTGGGCGCCGCTGCCGGTTCCTGGCACGCTTGCCGAAGAGTTCCAGGCCGGCGTGCAGTCTGGCATAGAAGGGCTACGGGCCGACGCGCTGTATTTCAAGGGACTGCTTAACACCCTTGTAGGCAACGAAGGACAGGCTGCTGCTGACATCAAAAATGCGCGACTTGCCGAAGAATCGGCTGCCGCGCCTTTGGAGAACATGCAGTCTTTCGGCGAGTTCCTGGACGAACCGACGTTCAGTGGCTTCATAAGTCAAGTGACGCGCGGCACCGGCCAGATCTTGCCGTCTGCTGCGCTGTCGATAGCTAGCGCCGGTACTGGCTCTCTTGTGGCGGTCGCAGGCCAAGGCGTTCTTAACTCGGTCAATCGGGAAGTGGCCAAGCGGATCATCCGCGATTCTGTCACTCGCACCGCGCGCGGTACAGCCAGCGACGTAGAGAAAGAGATTGCTGAGCAAGCGTATGCCTCGCTGCGCCGAGCAGCCAAAGTGGGTGGATTGACCGGCGCGTTTGGCGCCGAGTACGTTCCGCTGTCTGGCAGCAATCTGTCAGAAGCTTTGGACTCCGGCTATCTCCTTGACCCTGAGTCGGCCACCCGAGCTGCTCTGGTCGGAGTTCCGCAGGCGGCTATTGGCGCCGGCAGCGAATATGCGTTGCTTAAGCTGATCGGCAAACAGGCATCGGTGCGCGCGGCTAAAGAAGGAAGCTTGTTCGCCAACTTCGCCAAGCGCGTTGGCAGCGGCGGGTTGCGCGGCGGAGCAATTGAAGGGTCTACTGAGCTTGCCCAAGAAAGCATCGCTGTAGCCAATCGCGCTGATCTCGACCCGCTTTTTACCGCCGAAGAAGCCCAGATGCGGCTCGCGGAATCGGCTTTCCTAGGTTTTTTTGGCGGTGCAGCTCCTGGCGCTGCAGGCGGCGCGTTTGGCAGTACGCTTGATGCCGCCGTGCGTGTGCCTGACGCCGCTCGCGGGGCAATGGACAAGGCCAAGTCCATGCTCAGCGCGGCTCGTGAGCAGAGAGTAAATCAACAGGTCAACAACGAGCAGTTTGGAGACTTGTTGTCTGGCGTGACTTCGCCTGAATCCGAACGCGACATAGAGGCGCAGATCCGGGCCATGAAGGACACTACCAGCAGCAAACGAGCTGTTTGGGTCGCTGGTAATGAGCCGCGCTATAACGCCGGCCCGAACGAGATCAAGTACATCCGTTTTGCGGACTCCGACAAGATCTCTTACGCTGCGTTTGTTCCAGGTCGTGGCACGATCATCTCGGACGACAAAGAGCTTGTAAGAGAAGTGATCGCCGCCGGCGCTTCGGATCAGGCTTTGCAGATTGCGCTTGGTTACAGCGCGGTCAAACAAGCCAGTGAGCCCGGGGATATCGTTGTGCAGGCGCTGGACGCCGCTGGCAACATCGTCTCCGAAGAAGCCACTACCGACGCCGGGGTCAGCGCCGCGTTTGAAGCCGCGCGTAAGCTGATGCCGGAAAACGGCAGCGTTCGACAGACCACGGTCGAAAAAGCGCTTGAAGATCGCAGACGCCGGGTGCAACAGGACCAGCGGCTCGAAGTGCGTGACATGGACGCGGACGAGGAGGACGCTTATGTTAGAGCCGCTGAAGCGTACGACGAGAGCCTAAACCCGGCAAACTGGCCCCATCACCTTGTTAATACAGACGGCGACATTGTTGAAACGAACGTTGACGAGCTCGACCCGGCAAACCGGAAAAGTAATGAAGATCTAGACACAAATCTAGAGGCTGATGATTTAAACGTCGACAACGCTAACCGCGACCCTCTTGACGCTTTTGTTGAGTCGATTACCGAGCGGGAAGGCCAGCGGGTCGACGTACGTTTTAACGGGACAGGCAGAAAAGCGGATCCGACAGCTGTATACCCGAACACGTTCTCTGTTCGTGAGCTTTATGAGCGCGCTTTCGGGCCGCAGAACTGGCGCGACGGGCGGCTCAACCGCATGAGCGAGGCCTTGCTTAAGACTGCTGCTGAAGAGCAGCTGGCCAATCCTAACTCTGTTGTAAGCATCGAGAATACTGACAACGGGTTCAAGATCGTGCGGGACGAGTCTCCTGACACGGAGCTTATCCCGTTCCAGTTGGAACGGACTGTCAACGGGGTCAAGCAGCGCGAATCTGTTCTTCTCGGCTTGGGGGAGTTCTTGGCTCGGTCGATTGCTCGCGCCAATAGGGTCCTCGGAAATCCAAGTAAGTCGGCAGTGGACGCTTCGTTGCGTAGGGTTTTTGTTGTCACTCCGGATAACCAGCGCATTCCTATTGCGCTGTGGGATCTGATCAACTCCGGTCGCGGTTTGTTGAAAGCGCGCGGTAAGACGCTTACCAAGACTGAAATGGCGGTCAACGGTAAGCGGGAGCTTGTAACCAACCCGCGCGGTGCAGCAAAGAACGCGCTGCAGGAGATCATTGGCGATTTGATGCTTGAGGGGTATCAAGTAGAACTCCGTAGCCGCGACGGGAAGCAGGTTCATATGCTTACTGGGCAGCGCGGTCCTACGCTCAACAACGGTAAGCGGAACACGCCGTATCGCGTGCGGGTTATTGACCAGAATGACAAAGACCCGTTTGGGTCTGTTTACGATGTAACGGTCAATGACCAGGAGGCTTTGGATAGAGCAGAGGTCGAGGCAAAGCGCCTCATAAAGGCGTCTGATAAAAACCTGCGTCTTGAGATCACCCGTATTCCGACCAAGCAGTTTATGCAGACGTCGAATACTAATTCTATGTTTGGTCAAGTGTTGCCGGACTGGGCGCTTGATACGATCGAGGCGTGGCAGAACGGCGGCGCCAAGTTCACGCTTCGTCAGCTTCTTCAGACGGAAGAGACGATTGAGTCTGAATACAAGCTCAACGTTTATTCCGCGCAGGTCTTCCAAAGCGACGAGGGAATCGAAGCCTTTACCGAAGAAATGACCATGCACAGGGTCCAACTGCTTGGTAAAGACGGCAGACCCATTTTGGACAGCAACGGCGATCCTTTGATGGATGTAACCGTCGACGATCCGACGGCGCTTAACCAAGCTCAAGCAAAGGCCGGAAAGCTTTTTGAGGCTACAGAAGGAAGCCGAGTAAAAGTTACAGAACTGCCCGTGCGCCGCATAAAGCGCACGGTCTCTGCGTCTAACACCAGTCCTGAATCGATTTCTGCGGCTGAGCAAGAATACTTTGGCAACAAGCCTCTTTTTGAATTCCGTGGCACGCCGGCCTTGCTTGAAGCCCGCAGAAAAGACTATGAAGCGCGAGGGTACGTTACGGCGTACGAAAAGCTTCCTGACACGGTTGACAGCGAACCGGAATACAGCGGCGTTCCTCCGGTCCCCGGCGACACCCTGGTTGAGCAGATGGGCAACCAGAACCCGCTCTCGTCTGAAAACACTATGGATCGATCTACTGTCTCTGGTGTAACGCCGAGAGCAAGAGATCTTCCGGCGCCGGTCGATCCGGTCGGTATTGCCCTATCTCCGCAAGCACGTCCGGCGGTTGAGCCGGCCGGGGTGGCGGGCATGAGCGAAAGCGTTGTGCCGATGGTGCGCGCGGTTTTGCAAGACCTGCTTACCATCCTCAAGTTCAAGGATCCGCCGAAGATCTACACCTTGACAGAGCTGCAGGCTATGAGCCGGGCGGAGCTTGAGGCCGCGTTCCCAAAAGGCTTGGCCGCTGTGCGGCTTTCCATGAAGCGGCTCGCCGAAAGCCGGTCGCTGCTTGGGCAGCACATTTCGGGCGAGTTTGGAAAAGTCATCATCTACAAGCCGTCAAACAACCCTTTGCGCGACACTTTGGTGCTCGCGCACGAACTTGGGCACAGCCTTTACAAGGAAGAACGCGACAGGTCTCTTGCCAACAAAGAGCTCCGCGACCGGTTGATGAAGGCGTATCGGAAGTCCAGCACCTTTGCTTCTTTGAGCCGGAAGTACGGCGTGGAAGGCGGTTTTGAGGAGTGGTTCTCGGACCAGGTAGCACTGTGGGCTAGCAAGCGCTACCGAACTCGACAGTCAAAGTCCATGACCGAAAAGTTCTTCAAGGACTTTGTCGCCAGACTTCGTGGGCTGTATGACGCGCTTAGCCGTTCGTTCCAGAAGCGGTTTAAGCAAAAAGTCAGCGGCGACTTTTCTACGTACATGACGGACGTGCTCAAGAGCCGTCGCGAACAGGCCGAGAACAACGGGCTGTCGTACATGGAAAAGAGCATGGTGTACAAGTTCGACGAGATGTCTGTCAGCGCTGGTTCTGCGCAACGCGCAGCGGTGATGGCCGGCAAACTAAACGCGTTCCTTAAGAGCCCGAACATGCTGGACTTCACTAAAGTCTGGCGCACGGCTGACGGTGTACTGCGCATGTTCTCGCCGGCGATCGCCGACATGATGTACGTACAGTCCCAGGACCCAGACGGCGGCGGTAGACAGGGTTTTCTTGGCGCTCGTGCAGACGCGTTCCGTAAGTGGAAAGAAGAGTGGGGCAAGATAATGCCCCCTACGCTTGACCAAGCCACACGCGAGCAAGCGCTTTTGGAAGCGCGGAACACGAGCATTCCTACGGCTCAGCTGCAAGGAAAGGCGCTTGAAATACGCCAGTACCTTGAGCGTATACACAGCGAGTACATAGCTCCGTCAAACACCAACATCAGGCGGCTGCCTAACTACTTCCCTACGGTGTTCGATCTGGAAGCGATTGCCAATGATCCTGACGGCTTCCGCACAGTGCTGTTGCAGGCTGACCCGAGCCTTGACCCGGCTGCGGTCGACGCGGCTATCAAAGCTATGAAGAACATCCAAGAAGCGATCGACGACGATGTGCAGCCTGCTGTTTCTCCGACTGATCCGTCTGGGCAGGTCGAAAAAGCCCTGCTTTTGACCAAGAACATCCTCGACAAGAATAAGCTCGGTCAGTTTTTGCTTGATCCAGAGCTGTCTATGCTGAAGTACGTCAGCCATGTAACCCGTCGAGTAGAGTGGAATCGACACACTCAGGGCGTAGACAGCAATGGTAAAAGATCCAGCAGGTTGCTTACCGAGCTGCAGAAGTTGTCACCGCGCGACCGGGCCGAGGTTGAGAACATCCTCAACATCTACCTTGGTCGTCAGTCGGAGCCGTTGAGCCCGTTCTGGAAAAAGCTGAACAGCTGGGGGCAGTTCTTGCAGTTCATCCTGCTACTGCCTTTTGCTACTTTGTCGTCGCTTACTGATCTGGCTGGTCCGGTCATTGCTTCTAAAGAGTTTTCGTCAATAACCGAAGCGTTCAAAGAGATCGCTAGCCAGATCAAAAACCGCGACGAAGCCGCTCGGTTTGCCCGTGATATCGGTCTTACCACCTCGGCTAGTATGGCCAACGTATGGGTTTCCGACGCGGAAGCTGAATACATGGACCCTAAAGCTAGGGACCTTACCGACAAGTTCTTCACCTATATCGGCCTTAACTGGTTCACGCGGTTCACACGGGAATTTTCGGCTGGTATGGCGGTGCGGTTCATCATGAAACACGCCGATAACCAGACGGGCAATCCGAACTCTGACCGCTATCTTGCCGAGCTTGGGCTTACTCAAGCTGACGTTCAGAACTGGGTCAACGGCGGTCGAGACATGACTTCCCCGGCAGGGCAGAAAATGTCCAACGCCGTGCGACGGTTTGTTCAGTCGTCGGTCCTTAGCCCGAATGCTGCTGAGCGCCCGACGTGGGCTTCGGATCCGCATTGGGCGCTGGTGTGGCAGCTCAAGGGGTATTTCTACTCTATGGGCAAAGTGATCGTTGGCGGCGTAAAGCGCGAGCTTATAAGCAAGCTGCAGACCGGAGCGGCAGCAAACAACAAAGCCATGATGACCGCTGCGGCTTATAGCATTGCGCTGCCGATCGTCGCTTTGATGCCGTTGGCCATGCTCGGGTTGGAGCTTCGTGAGTACGCCAAGTATGGTCTTGCCGCCCTTCTGCCTGGCGTGGAAGCTGACCAACGGTTCTTCAAAACCGACCGTATGGATTGGCCGGAGTATCTTGGCGAAACGTTCAACCGCACCGGGTTGCACGGAGCTATGGCGATCATAACCAGTGCCAACCAGAGCGGCGAATGGGGGCAAAGTCCGCTGTTCTCGTTGCTTGGGCCTACGGCTGAAACCCTTGATGTGGCTATGACTAACGGCTGGCGCGTTGACAAAACGGTCGGCGACCGGCTGTTGCCTCTCTACACTCTTCTTTGATCAGGAGAAACTTGTATGTTGGAAGCTCTTGGTGGTGGCGTTTTGGGTAGCGTTATCGGTGGTGTGTTCCGTCTTGTGCCCGAGTTCATCAAAGCGTTCGATCGCAAAAGCGAACGCGGTCACGAACTGGCCATGTTTGACCGGCAGTGCAAGCTGGAAGAGCAGCGCGGGGCCCAGAAGATGGCCGAGATCGGAGCGCAGCGGGATTTGGCCGTGGACAGCGGAGTCATCGACGCGTTCAAGGCCGCGATCGAACAGCAGACAGAGATGACCAAAGCCACGTCCGGGTGGGTAGCGGCTTTAGCGTCCAGCGTCCGTCCAGTGATCACGTACTGGGTGTTGCTGCTCTGGTCGTTGGTCCACCTGTGGTATTGCGCCCAGGCTATCAGCGCAGGGCTAGATCCGACCGCCGCGTTCAAGGCCATGCTTACCCCGGATTTTTCCGCTTTGGTTGCGGGTACGTTGAACTACTGGTTCCTTGACCGTACGCTCAAGCAGCGGGGGCTTTGATGGATTTGTCGATCGCCATCGCCCTTTGCAAGGAGTTTGAGGGGTTTCGGGCCAAGCCATACTTGTGCCCGGCTAGCGTGGCTACTATCGGTTACGGGACTACAAGGTACTCAACTGGCCGAGCGGTGAGCCTTGATGACCCGCCCGTCACTAGACAGCAAGCAGAAGCGCTGCTGCTGGACCAGCTGCGCAACGACTATCTGCCCGGCGTACTACGGGCGTGCCCAGGGCTTGTAGCCCATCCAGCTAGGCTTAACGCGATTGTTGACTTTGCCTATAATCTAGGCGTTGGTCGACTTCAGACAAGCACTTTGCGCCGGAAGCTCAACATGGAGGACTGGGAAGGCGCCAAAGAGCAGTTGATGCGTTGGACTAGGGGCGGGGGGCGTGTGCTACCGGGGCTTGTTCGCCGGCGCCAGGCTGAAAGCCGGCTTCTTTGATGTTGATGCACATGACCCCCCAATTTGCTACCATTCGAAGAGGCGCCGCCTCGTAAAGGTCTAGAATGGCTACCAAGATAAAGCTCGTTCAAGGTGACACTTACCCGCAGGTCAGAGTCACTCTTACCGATCCAAACACAAAGCTGCCGATCGATTTGACCGGTGCTACGGTGACACTGCATTTCCGGGAAGTCGGAAGCACAACCGTGCTTTTTTCTCGTGAAGGAGTGGTCAGTCCTGGCGCGGCTACCGACGGCAAAGCCGTGTTTACGTGGCAAATAGGTGACCTTGATCGTCCCGCCGGCGAGTACGAAGGCGAAGTCGAAATTGTCTGGGCGGCAGCCGGCGCACGTCAGACTGTGTACGATCTGTTGAAATTCAAACTGCGCGAAGATTTTGCTTAATGGCCAACCAAACCGTCACCACCGCCGTCAACTACGACGACGCCTCGGTTTCGGGGCTCCTGAACGGCGAAACCATCACCATCAATTCGGGTGGTTCCGTCACCATCAACTCCGACGTCCGCTGGGGTCAAAACGCCGCCGTTCTTGGAGTGATGGATGTCAACGATGGCGAGCTGCGGATAGACGGGCGTGACGTCTGGTGGGTTCCGTTCAGCGCGGCGACGGGCAACGTCCCGGCGCTAGGCGTCCAAGGCACCCCCGACGTGACGCGCGGCGGCTCGAACGTCGGCGAGTACCTCGGCATCTGGACGGCGCTCGGCGCCGCACCAAGCGCCCCCGGCGGCGCGATGCCGGCGACTGGCTGGATCAAACTGCGCCGTCGCAGCGCCACCCTCGCCGCAAACGACGTGCTGACCTTCGCCGGCGGCGCGACCGCCACGCTTTCGAGCGCGGGGCAGCGCGGCTGGATACACGTCGTCGGCGTTGAGGGCACAGGCGGGACCACGGGCATTGTGAACATTCCGCGCCTAGGCGCGCTTACCGTGCGCGGCGACTGGTTCGACCTCGGCACGGCAAGCGGTGTCTCCGGTCAGACAGTCCAGCACTACGTCGCTGACTTTGTCTCAGCCGTGCAGATCGAGACGGCGGCAGGCTCAGGGGTGTACGAATGGTGGGGCTGCGCTCCGTCTGCCGAGTTCAACGCGACCAACATCGCCACCGATGGCAGGGGTCGGTACTTCACCTGCTCGGCGGCTGGGGTCATCACGTTCGGCGGCGCGACCTTCGGGCGGTTGCCGCCGAGCGGCGCGCGTATCCGCGTTCCGAACGTGCATTTCTCAAGCTCGACTTCAGCGAACTGGTCGGCAAACACCTTCAACACGGTAAACGTCCTGAACCGCTACGAATTCTTGTCGACGGGCGGCGTGGTAGACGTCGAGTTTGCTTGCGCGAACACGTTGTTCGGAGCAAGAAACGCCTCTCTTTACCGCGTCAAGGACTCTTGCGGTGCTGATTCATGCTGGGCCGGGGGGCAATCGAACGCCACAAGCAACGCAACCGCCCTGTCGCAAGTTCGCTTTGAGAATGTGGCAGCGTCGCGCGTCGGCGCTATCAATCATCAAAGCTTCGCGGTCGGCTACTCGACAGATGTTGAGTTCAAGGGCTGCGAGAGCTTTCAGGCGGCGGGGTCCGGAACCGCCACGGGCGCGTTCAACGTCGCCAACTGCGTCGGGGTCGTCTTCGACTCGTGCGAGGCGTTCAACAACAAGTCGGTTACATCGTGGACGGTTTCGTACTCCAGCGAGATTGTGCTGCGCAACTGCGTCCACGTCTCGGGGGCGGCCAACGTCGCGATGGCGCTCGTTGGCTGCGCGGCGGTGGAAATCACCAACATCGTCGTTGCATCTCTGCACGCTGCCACTGGGACGCGCGCCAACTACGCCATCCAGTTCATCAACTGCGCCGACGTAGCGGTCGACGGATTGGCGCTCTTTCCTGGGACGCTCGCGTTCGTGTTTACCGCAGTGCTCGCGCAGGATCAGACGACCAACATTCGCATTCGGAACATCGGCACACGCGCCGCGCCGATGGTGCTGGGCGCCGACGGTCGGTATGTCGCGCAGCTTGTCAACGTCAAGACCGCGCGTGTCTCGCGGGTTTACTTTAGCGGAGGTTCGCAGGCGGCTGACTCGACAGTCCTGACGCAAAACTGCGATGAGGTGTGGATCTCCGATTGCGGCGATCCGACAGCTTTCGCGGCAAGCAGCGTGCTTGCGACATTCCCTCAAACCGCGTTTATACAACGCACGGCTTCGGGCGGAAACCGCACTCATGCGGCAGCTCTGGCTAACGGCACCACCCCGACGACGTTCTCGACCATCGGCTTGCACTTTGCCGAGCAGGAAGTGTCGGCAACTGAAGCGATGCTTTCTGTGTTCACAGGCATCGATAAAAGCCCGTCTCCGTTCAGTCAGTCGGCATACGTCGATGACGTCGGCACCATCCGGCGCGACGGCACCAACGGTCTGCTCCTGCGCGCGCTCGACGATCAGGTGACGTGGACGTGGCCGTACTGGATTCGGGGGCTGACCGGGTTCTCGAACACCGCGCCTGTCGTTTCCGGCACGAACACCGCGAACATCGCGCTCACCTACGACCTCGACAAAGGAACGGGCTTCTCGGGCACGTTCAAGACCCTCAACACCGCGAACCTGTCGGCCGAGACGGGCATCAGCCCGTCGGGCGTCAAGATCCGCCTGCGTGCCCGATGCGTGGTCGCGAACACGGGCAACGTGCTGCGCACGGTGTCTTGGTTCGGCGCGACCAGCGCGGCCGACATCGTCGCGAACCCCTACCCGTACAACGAGCCGACCGTTGCTTTGTCGGGCGTTCAGTCCGGTTCGCTGTCCGCAATCTTCCGCAACAGCGACGGGCGCCTGCTAGACGTGCGGCCGTCGACTCAGTCGCGCCTGTATCCCGCGTGGTTCGCCGACGCGAACGTAACGCTCCGCGTCCGCCGCCCCGGCTGGGCAGAGGTCCAGACGCCGTTCACGCTCACCGAAGACGGCGCCGCGTTTCCGCTCAACCAGGCCGACACGGCGATTGCGGACACCGACCCCGGCGCACTGGGCATCACGGTCACGAACCACGGCGCTTCGCCCGTGACGTGGAACGGCAAGCAGTGGTCGGTCACTGTCACCGTACCTGCCGGTGTCTCGGCCCCGCAGGTCGCGCAGTGGCTGTCGTGGCAGACCGCGCAGGACGCCTTCACGCTCGGCGGCGGCTTCCACAACATGGCGTGGCCCGTCATGGTGGTTGCGGTCGGCACGGCCCTCGAGACGCAGCGCGGAACGCTGTTCGGATCGACCGGCGCGGCGCTCAAGGGTGTGCGCGTGGTTGATGCCAGCGACAACGAGGTTCCGGGCTTCGCTCGTATGCAAGCCGATGATGGCACCTACTACTCGCCAGCAGCCAGCTACACGCTGACGGTCAACAACATCGTCAGCGGGTCGCGCATCCTGATCCGGCGGACGGACACGTCGGCGGTCATCGCCAACCAGACCGTCAGCGGGTCGAGCTTCGCGTACAGCTACACGCACACGTCGGACATCCCGGTGGAGATCATCGTCCGAAAGGCGACCTCTTCCCCGTTCTACCAAGAGTGGCGCACGACGACCACGCTCGCAGCGTCGAACAACAGCCAAACCGCCAACCAACAACTGGACGAGTAAGCCATGCCCATCGCAACAGACTTTTCGGTCGCAACCAACGGCGACATCCGGCACGTCTCGGGAACCGACGTCTATTCGGTGCTCGAGCTTCATGCCTGGCTGCAGGATCTCGCCGACGACGAATCCGCAGCCGGCAACGACCTGCTCGCCATCCTCGCCCCGAACCCGTCGAAGCTCGACGGCCCGCGTGACGTGGCGGTCGCGTCCCGACTCAACCTGCTGACCGACGGCTCGGTGTCGTTCAACCTCGATGACACGGCCGCGCAGTTCATCAACTTCGGCTCGGTCAAGCAGGCCGCCGCCGCCGTCCAGTACTCGGGCCTCAAGACCATCGGCGGCATCGTCGCAGCCAGCCCGATCTACGTCGTGCAGAACGGCAACAAGCTGACGAAGTTCTGGTCGGACGGCCACGTCCAGATTCTCGTCAAGGTGCGCACTGGCGGCGCCTTCATCGACTCGGGCAACGTGACCGCCTTCTCGCGCAAGTGGGGCCAGACCTACTCCCACTTCGACGTCAACCTCGCGGCCGGTGGCGAGTCGAACGCGGCGCTCTCGACCGCCCTCGACTCGAATATCGTGCTGTCTGAGGCCAACGCCGCGCTCCTGTCCTCGAAGGTCACTGTCACGTTCGGCGACACCACCCTCGACCTCAACAACGGCAACGGCTCGAAGGCGTACAAGGGCACCATCGCCCTCACTGGCGGCTGCACGCTGCAGGAGGCGTACCAGTATCTGCAGTACCTCGCGCGCGAGACCAGCACCGCGACGCTCAACGGCGCGCCGGGCTGGCGCTACCGGGTGCTCAACGCCGCCTACACCGAGATCCCGTCCGCCCCGTTCGGCACCTTCGCCGGTGGCACGTTCTTCGTCGCCCAGGGCTGGGCGCTGACCGGAGTGCTGCCCGCTGAGGCGACCCGCTACCAGCTCATCGCGCACGACGGCACCACCCAGGTGCCGCCGACTCTCATCGGCATCGCGGTCGGCAACCTGGTCGCAGGCGATCGGGTGCTCGTCGCGCGCGAGAACGGCTCCGGCGGCATCCTTCGGGACGAGTACACGCCGGTCGCCGCGAGCTCCGGCGCGACCGCGCTCACGGTGGTCGAGTCCATCAAGACCGACACCCCGAGCTCGGGCGTCATCCGGATCAAGGGGCTGCGGCACACCTACTCGTCGTTCAACGCCGGCACCAAGACCTTCTCGGGCCTGTCCCCGGCGCTGGCTTCGAACATCGTGGCGGCCGACGAGGTGTTCGTGCCCTACGTCGACAAGGTCGCCGCCTCGGCTTCCGAGTCTGTGACGTTCATCTTTGCGTCCAACTTTACCGCGCGCGTGGACGTACGCAACGGCTCGGGCGGCTCGCCGATCATCCCGTTCAACACGCTCTTGAGCGTCACCTCCGCTGGTGGCTCGGTCAACGCCAGCCGCAACAGCGACGTGTGACGGATGGCCTACTACACGGCCCCGTTCACGTTCCGGTTCGAGACGTCGGTCATCGACGTCGACGCCGGCACGACGGACGTGGATTGCGATCAGCTGTATGACGCCATCAAAGCGGCCCAGGCGAGCGAAGAGGGGATCATCTATGCCCGCGTCGGAACCGGATCAGGACTTAACCTCCTCGGCCCAGGCGTGCAGGTCGGCCTCACCGTCGAATTACTGGGGGCGTGGCAGCTTCGGTTCGCAACCGGCAATTACGTCGCCCGAGTCGCCGGCGGAAACCTCATCGGAGGACCCGCAGGAGACCCCATCGCCTACTCCGCCGGAGTCCAGACCCTCCTGATCCAGTCGGCGGCCTCGACGGTGGTGAACACCGGCGGCGCCATCCCGACGCCCGCGCAGGTCGCTGATGCAGTCTGGAACAAGGTGCTGCCGTGACGACCGCTGCACAGCGTCTTATAGCGTTGTCTAAGCTTCCTTCAGGCACCGCCGCCGCACATCTGATGGCTCGCGCCTTGTCTCCCGGAAACGCTGGACAGAGGCTGGTAGCTATTTCTGGGATTGCTGTTGGAACAGCGGCTGCGCATTTGATTGCGGCTGTTCAACTTCTTCCTCTACCAAGCACAGAAATAGCTGTTAGCGCGTCTTCAACAGCCATTGAAATAGAGATTTCAACTGACGCTATTGGTCTGACTGACTGGTCAAGCCAGCCTGCCGCTGCTGTTGCCGTTATCGATGCAGTTGCTTCAACTGCGGTCGTCGAGCCACAAGCTACCGCCAGTGGCGGTACAGCTGTAACGTCTGACGTCACTCAACCGGATGTTGCTTCTTCTATCACAGCGATCGAAGCTACAGTTACGACGGTTGTAGCAAAACCAGAAGCTAGCGGCGGTACGGCGGTAAGCTTTACGTACCGTCAGGCGTCGATAGCTTTTGATTTTGGTCGAACGCTTCCTCCGATCAACTTGACTGACCTGTTGTACGCAACCGATGAGCTTGCGATCGTCACTCTGCCAAACGAAAAATCGGACGGTATGCGATTGACGACCAGCGGCCGTATGTTGATCCAAAACTACACGTCGCCGACCTATTTCCAAGACGACTACGTCGGCAGCGTCCGCGCCTTTACTTGAGGTACGCCATGCCTATTCATGACAGTTTGAAGCTGAAAGGCGACCTAGAGGTTGTGTTGCGGAGCGAAGACGGCCAGGTCAAAGCCTCACGAGTCGTACGCAATCTGGTGGTCAACGCCGGGGTCGCGTTCGTCATAAGCCGTATGGTGGGGGTTGCTAAACCCGTGATGGGGTTCATGGCCCTAGGGGCTAGTAATCAAGCCCCAGCGGCTTCTGACACTTCTTTGATGCAGCAGCTTGGAAGCCGGGAGGCGATTGATTCGGCTGTGATTGCCGGGTCAAACGGTGAAAAAGTCGTGTACACTTGCACCTTTGAAGCCGGGGACGCGACCGGGCTTTTGGCAGAAGCCGGGGTCTTCAACGCTTCCACAGGGGGCGACATGCTTTGCCGGACCGTGTTTGATCCTATCAACAAACTGGCAAGCGACTCGATCAGCATTGCTTGGACCGTCACCCTTCAGGGTGACACACCTGGAGGCGCGCCGTGACGACGTTGACTCTGAGGCGGGTAAAAAACTCGCCGCTGACCAACGACGAGGTTGACGATAACTTCCAGGCCTTAAGCAACGGCTTGGCTGCCAAAGAGTCGTCGGCGAACAAAGGCGTTGCCAACGGATATGCGTCCTTGGATGGCGGTGGCAAGGTCCCGCTGCTGCAAATCCCTGATGGAATCGGCGGAGGGGCGATCGGCAACCTTGACGGCGGAGACGCCGATACCGGCTACGGATCGCTGACTACAATTGATGGGGGTAACGCATGAGCGTCCGTATACAGATCCGTGGCGATCTGGCTGCGGCGTGGGCTGCAGTCAATCCGGTGCTCGCGGAGCGAGAGATCGGTATCGAGACAGATACCAGGTACTTCAAGATTGGCAACGGGGCAGCCGCTTGGAGCGCGTTGCCTTACGCGCTGTCACCAGATCTGTACCAGGCAAAACTGGTCTCCGGCGCCAGCATCAAAACGATCAACGGCGAAAGCCTGCTTGGCAGCGGCAACATCCCCATTATTGGGGGTGGTGGCGGCGGCACAAGCAAAGTCACCCGCAGCAATATCGCCCTAGGAACGCTTGCTGGTAATCAGACAGCTTTTACCTACTATACGGTGCCCAATACCTGCACTCGTGGTTTGGTTTCGCTGTTCAACGTTTCCGTTGACGCTGCTGGTAACTTTGACCTTGAGGTGCGGGGTCTTGGTAATTCCAGCGGCGAGCTCATGCTGGCGGCAGGGGACATCATGTCCAATGCTTATTTGATGAGCGCGCCGTGGTATTATGAGTCATCGGCCGGGGCGCCTAGCATGTTTATCGGGATCAGGAACCGCAGCCCTAGTGCGCGGACGTTTACGTTAAGTTCTCTCCGTCTGGAGGCATTTGCATGACTTATCGAGTAGGATCACTGAACTCCACTCCAGCTAAAGATCTGGTCGATCGTTTGTCGGCTGATCTAGTGCTCAACGGTTGGGTAGTAGTCGAAAACGACTACGTTGAAGGCACCTATACTTGGGATGTGCTTCGAAGTCCGGCAGCTAATAACAGCGCTGGCAACGAGTTCTTTATCGCCATCGGATATTTGACCACTGGTCAGACCACGATGGCGTGGACCGCGATGAAAGAGTGGAACACCACTACTAAGCGCGCTACCAGATTCTTGCCAAACACCGCAATCCTTGTCCCTGACGCTCTTGGTTACAACCCGCAAGGAGCTGTAGCCCTGCCGTCGACCGGCACGCAGATTGCATTCCGTACAATCACATTGGCGACTGGCGACTCGTACTATTACTCAGTTACCAATGACCGGATCATCGCATCTGCTAACAGTGTTGGCAATACTACCATTAAATTTCTTTGGTACATGGGCCTGTTCGACAGCATTTTGCCGTTGTCATTGGACCCGTTGCCGTTTGTGTTTACCGGCAGTTTTGCAGGAAATCCTAATCAGTCAGTTGCTGATAATAACGTCCAAGGTTTTGCGTTGACTGAACCTGGGCAAACAGCAGGTAACACGCACAATTTTGCTACTGGCGCAGTATATCTTGGTACGTCTTCGCATAACTCCGCTTTTACAATTCCTTCTTTTGCTAATTTTCAAACCGGTAGTTTAAATTTGTACACCAACCAACGGTTTGTGAACCGCACGGTTGTGTCTGGTAGAAGTAGTGCTAGCAACAATCGTTTTGATTGGATGCGTGGGCTTTTGAAAGACCTATACAATATTTCTGGCGGAACTTTTTTGACTGGAGACATCGTTGAATGGGTTTGGGGTGGCGTGACTTATAGTGCGGTTGTTTTGCCGCATTCAGGCGCAACTTCTGCTGATCAAAAGCCCATTTTGCTTCGCGTGTGATATAGCGTCATGCCTACTTACACTGTCGATAGGTTTTCCAGGTACAGCGACGACGCGACGGAAATCGATTTCTTTGGCTTTAATTTTTTGTCGGGAACGTATCCATCAAATTATTTTAGACCGGGTACTGAGCAACTAAACGCCCCGTTTGTATCTGCTGCAACCGCTATAGGGCATGATCATGCCAATGACAGAGGGATTTTGTTAGACATTGGCGATATGGCGGTATACGGAATACCTACGCCGCGAGTGACTCGTTCTACTAGCGATCCGTTGCGTACGACTTTCCCGTTTACTCCTTGACCGAGATCGACACATGGCCGCCACTGAACTGCCGAGCATCATGCCGTCTAACAGCCAACCCGAAAGCCGGTACTGGGAGCTTTCAAGCAGGATCGCCGACACCAACACACGGGTGACTACCCACGAAGCGGTGTGCGAGGAACGAGCCAAGAACATCGATGCACGGCTATCGGTCATCGAAAAAGGCATCGAAAAGATCAACCATTGGGGTCTTTTGATCGGGTTTACGCTGGTATGCGGCATGGCAGGTTTGCTTGCTACTCTGATCTTCAAACTCAAGTGAGGTACCGGTGTCTTATTTCAAGCTGGAGCGTTTTAGCGGTATAGCGCCAGGTATCTCTCCGCGTCTTCTTGGTGACCAGTTTGCACAGGTCGCCGAAAACATCGACTTTGAATCTGGTCGATTGACTCCGATTTCCAACGACGTAGACGCGTTTACACTGCAGAACGGGCTTCGTCGCTCGATTTACTTCTACCGTGATACCAACTGGCTGGAATGGGACCAGGATGGCGTGCGCGCTGTCCCGGGCCCGATCCCCGGTGACACGTTGGCGCGGCTCTATTGGACCGGTCAGAACTACCCCCGCATGGGTACGGTCAGCACGATCGTAGCTGGTGCAGCGGGGTATCCGGCCAACAGCTACCGGCTAGGCGTACCGGCGCCTGCTAACGCCCCAGGCGTGTCCAAGTCTGGCACGGCCAATCCAAACCAGACGCCGGACGATGTGTCGTACGTCTACACGTTCGTCACAGCTTTCGGGGAAGAAGGCCCCCCGAGCCCGGCAACCGCCGCCATCGAGCGGACTGACACCGAAACGGTGACCATTACCTTGCCGGCGGGGGACATCCCGAGCGGCAACTACAACTTTGGCACCGGGGCTGTGAAGCGGATCTACCGCTCGAACACCGGCTCAAACAGCAGCGCGTTCCAGTTCTTGGCCCAGGTACCGATCGCTACTGGTTCGTACGCTGACACTACGCCGTCGGACGGCCTAGGCGAAATCCTGCCGTCCGAAGGCTGGATAGGCCCCCCAGACGACAACACGACCCTGTACCCGGACGGGCCGCTACGCGGGCTGATCGCCGTGGCTAACGGGGTGTTTGCCGGGTTCACCGGCAAGCGGCTCTGCTTGAGCGAACCGTTCCTCCCCCATGCCTGGCCGGTCGATTACCGGATTACGCTTGAAGAGGAGATCGTGGCGATCGGGGCGGTGGGCAACGGCATCATTGCACTGACCGCAGGCACCCCGTACTTTGTGACCGGCACCGACCCCAGCGCCATGACCGCTATCCGCGTTGACCTGGCTCAGGCCTGTGTCAACGCCAACAGCGTCGTGGACATGGGGTCGTACCTCCTGTACGCCGGCCCTGATGGGCTCTGCGCGGTTACCGGTGGCGAAGGGCGCGTTGTCACCGAAGGGCTGATTTCGGCCCAGCAGTGGTCTCAGAACTTCTCTCCGGGATCCTATAGAGCGTTCCGCCATGAAAACACCTATGTGGCTTTCTGGAGCGAAGGGGTCGTGCACAAGGGGTTTGTGTTCGATCCCAGGGCCCAAGAAGCCGCTATTTCGACCTTGACCAACAGCGGCGAAGTGCGTGGCGGGTACATGAACCCGAAAGACGGGGAGCTGTACTTGGTGGTCGGCAACAAGATCCGTCGGTATCGCGGCGGTACCAGCAAACGGACTTTGACGTGGAAGTCAAAGCAGCTGGTTATGCCCAGGCCGCTCAGCATGAGCTGGGTCTGTGTCAAAGCTCAGGCATACCCGATTGAGGTCAAAGTCTGGGCAGACGGGGTGTTGCTTTCTCACTACAACTTGTCGTTTTCTGGCAACACTTTTACTCAAACGGTGACGGCGCCAGCTGGAGCGACAACTGGAACGTTGCGCGAACCTATCATGCGGCTGCCTGCTCGACTGGCTACAGTGTGGGAGGTTGAAGTGGCTGGAGCAGTTGATATCGATGAAGTTTGTCTTGCCCAAAGCATGGATGAGGTGATGCAGGCGTGACCAAAGCTCGCACCAATACGCCAACTGAGGTTCCAGGAATACCTAAACCGCCGGCTGAAGCTACGCCGGCGATGCGGCGTTATCTTGAAAGCCTTGCTGAAGCGGTCGAGATTCGTCTTGGAAGACGCGGGGACGCGCGCGACCGCGCGATCACGGTGCGCGAGTTGCTTGACTCGGGTCTTGCTGAAGAACTTAGGGGCAACCCGTACGTCATCGGACCGCCTACGTCGTCTCCGTCTGATCCTGATCCAGTTGGACCTACTCCTACAGCTCCTACGAGTTTTACTGCGACCGGCGGGTATTCGCTGATCTCGTTGTTTTGGGACTACCCCAACTACGCAGGCCATGCGTTGACTGAGATCTGGCGCGGTACTACTAACGTGATTGGTGACGCCCAGTTGGTGGGAGTCAGCTCTGGCATCTCGTTTGTGGACCCTGTCGGGCAGAGCAAAAGCTACTACTACTGGGCCAGGCACGTAAACCTAGATGCAGTGCAAGGGCCGTTCAACTCGGCTAACGGTACTTTGGCGACGACAGCGTCTGACGTACAAACGCTATTGACCGTACTGACGAACTCAATAACTGAGTCGCAGCTGTACCAGGATTTAGGAGCGCGTATCAATCTGATTGATGCCAGTGCGTCTGTTACGAACTCTGTCGCTTGGCGCATCAATGCTCTTACGAATGCTATCGCATATAACGCTGCGACTACTTACAAGAAAGGCGATCTTGTCACGTACAACGGATCGATGTACGAAGCCAAGTCGACTACTACTGGTAACTTGCCGACCAATACCACGTTTTGGCTGCTTCTTGGTACGTTTACAAATCTCGGAGACATCGTAAACAAAAACGGGTCTAAGATTACAGAGATCAATACGATAAGTGCCAGCAGTAGTTCTGCAGCAGCTCAAGCTATTGTTGCGCTAGAAAGTACGGTCAACAATCCTACTACTGGCGTTGCTGCTAGCGCCAGTGCGTTGACAGTACTGAACACGGAAGTGTTTCCGAACGGAACAGCTTCAGCCAGCAGGATAGATACGTTGTCTACTTCGGTAGATAACAACACTGCGTCGATTCAAACAAACACGTCAAGCATCAACGGGCTGCAGGTTAAGTACACCGTAAAGATCGATAACAACGGGCACGTATCCGGGTTTGGTCTTGCGTCTGAAACAAACAACGGCGCTACGACTTCGGCGTTTATCATTCGTGCTGACAAGTTTGCGATCGTAGACCCAGTGTCTACTGCAAACAACTTGACGAATACGCCCTCTGCTGATGTCATTCCGTTCATTGTTATAACTACTCCGCAGACTATCAACGGCGTATTGGTTCCGGTCGGCGTTTATATAAAAGACGCTTTTATCCAAAATGGTTCGATCACCAATGTAAAGATTGGCAATGCAGCGATAGATGACGCTAAGATAGCCAATCTAAGCGCTGACAAGATCAATGCGGGTTCGCTCGATGCAGCCCGGGTGTCAATTGATGGCGTTACTTTAGACACGGTATGGAACCCGGCACTTGGGCGCAACGTGTTGCGTATCAAGGATCTGTCTATTAGTAACAACTTGATTGCTGCAAATGCCGCGATTGATGGCGCCAAAATCAATTCGCTTTCGGTCAACAAGCTGACCGGCGACATCACTAGGTTTATGACTGGATTTGCAGTTGGGTCTGGGACTTTGCCGACTTCTTCTACGACAATTTTGACGACGCAGTTGCCCGCTTCGACCCACCCCGAAGGCCACAAGCCTTACGTGCAGATCAATGTCCAGGATCAGGCGTACGGGGTCACTCTTGTGTACGTCGAGCTTTGGTCGGCGCCAGTTGGCACTGGTCAGTCTGTGCCGCCGTTGTCTTTAGGAGCACCAACTCATCAGCTTTATTGGTACGAATACGACTGGCTAACGGGAACGCAATATCAGATAGGTTGGCGGCTAATTTACGATGGCGCTCCTGGAGACGTTCAAGTAGGCGATACTATTACTGCTGACACGTCAACTTCAGGACCTGTCGCATCTGTCTATTACAATGGATTTCAAACGCACATTTTTGTAGAAAACGGAAGCGACCCACTCGGTTCGACATACACTCGTACGCGTGCAACGCTTGGCAATGGCGTAGTTGGAAACTACACGTTGCTGGCGAGCACGTTTTACGACGCAAACGACATGATAGGAGTGTCGTTGTTTGCGCCTGAAAGCCAGACAACGCTTGGCCGCTCTTATCAAGTAAGACTTAAAGCACAGATCGCAAACCGCGTGTCCATCAAACGAGTAGACTTGTTGGCTATGGGGATCCGATGAAGCCTTTTATGTACATTAAGTGGGGGGAACTTGGCGCTGAGTCTTCACCGCAGTCTGAGCCAGGAGACACCAGCAGCTCGTGGTTGCCTTGCAAGTTGGCAGATAACGAAGCTATAGCCAAGTACAACCCGTCTAAGCAATCGGTCCGTTATGAACTGAAAAACGGCATAGTCCATCAAGTGATTGACGGCGACGCAGCGGACACGTACGCTGATCTCCGTAAACAGCATTATCCGCCGATCGAAGATCAGCTTGATGCTTTGTGGAAAGGCGGCGCGTTTCAAGAAGAGATGCGCAAAGAGATCCTTGCTGTAAAAGCAAAGTTTCCAAAACCAAAGAAGGACTCTGATGAAAGTACTGGTGGCGTGTGAGTATTCAGGACGAGTGCGTGACGCGTTCATTGAACGTGGGCATCAGGCAGTGTCTTGCGACATATTACCTAGTGAAAAGCCTGGACCGCACCATGAAGGAGATGTGCGGCCGTTGATCGATCAGGCTTGGGATCTGATCATAGCTTTTCCGCCCTGCACTCACCTTGCTTCAAGCGGCGCAAAGCATTTCAAAGCCAAACGTAGTGATGGTCGGCAACAAGCCGCCATCGATTTTTTCATGCTGTTTGCAACTGCAGCGGCGCCAAAGGTAGCGATTGAAAACCCTATTGGGGTCATGTCGACCGAATGGCGCAAGCCAGACCAGATCATTCAACCTTGGCAGTTTGGCGATCCGTACCAAAAATCTACGTGCTTGTGGCTTAAAGGTCTGCCTTTGTTGAAACCCACAAGCATTGTGAGCAAAGGAGATTTTTACGTTTCGCCCAGCGGCAAGCGCTTGCCCAAGTGGTACAGCAACAGCAAACGGCGGCGTAACAAGACTTTTTTGGGGATCGCCGACGCGATGGCGGAACAATGGGGGTGAAGGACTGTGAAGTCCTCCACCCCTTTTGGTCAGTTAGTACGGCGCTTGTTGAGGCGCTCCATCAGCGCCAGGATTTGACGGACTTCTTCGGTGGCCTGTTGCCGGGCCTTGACCGAAAGACCGTCCATGAAGATTTCAAAGTCTTTCTCCTCATACTCGTAAAAGAAAGGCTTAGGGTCTTCGGAATTCAAAGCCCCGCGCTCGATTGCAGAGATCACCATATCAAGCAGGTTGACAGTGGTACGATCGCGGTTGATCTGCTCGACAAAAGTCAGAGATGACATAAACGCTCCTGTTAGAAAAAACTGAACCGACGGTGACTCGAAACGTAGTTGATCAAGTATTCACTGCTTCGGTGCACTGTTTGGTTCCTGTGCATACCGTTGCCATTCAACGCCAGGCTGCAGCGCCGCCAAAGGATAGATGTAAAAATCTCCGTCGTTGTAGCGGACCAAAAGCTGGTTTCCGTCTAGAACGTAACACCCCCAAATGCGTACTTGTCCTGTGCTTTCCAGGATGTACATGAGGAATTCACCTAGCTGGCAAGTTTCGGATTGAAGGCTTGTGAACACCAACGTAGCATCGAGCTTAGCTGGAATGGTTCCGATGGTAGTAGGCAGTTGTTGGGTTGATGCCGCAACGGGCAGCAAACTGATCAGCAACGCCATAAAGATCTTCATTGGTGTTCGTCCTGTATAGGGTCGGAAAATCTACGTTTGCGTTTTCGTGGAGGGATAGGTGGCGGGTGCTTCCAATCCATGTAGCACTTGAACGCTAATGAAAGAAGACTATAGATGATGGCAGTCAAAAAGACTACTACTAATAATTGGGAAATCAGTTGAACAAGACTGTAAACAGCGTAGTATTCAGGCATGGGTTAGGGTTTTGGCATCCATTTAGTAGGACGATCGTCGCCTTCCGGAAACGTTTTTGAGTACAGTGTCAGCATCCGGAGGTTGCACATTGCGTGGGCCAGGTGCGGCAGCCCGGACTCGGGGTCGAGCTCTTCGCCGCGTTGCCAGGCAGCCAGGTGCCGCATTGCGCAAGCAAAGGGCACTGACCATGCCATGCCCTTTGCCCAATTCCAAGAAGCATACTTACGTTGACCGTGGGCCCATACCCGAGCTTCGTCTTCCAAGGTGCACAGCGGGATCAGCTCAAATGACGCTTTCCCGTCGTTGAAACGGGCGCCGCTTCCTTTTGAATCGCTGTTTACGTCTCCAACTGGCACTACAGCCTCCGTTTTGACTTGGGATTCTAACTGTTGAATGCGGCTGCAGTACTCTGCCGCGCGCTCAAGCAAAGACTTGATTTCGCGTTGATACTCTTCGTTGCTGTGGGAACGAGACAAAAAGTCTTTGTCCCAGGGATCCAGTTCAATAGTCATGATCAGAACTCTACTTGCCAAGGAACATTAAGGGCGGCTTTTAGTTCTTCGATTTCGCTTGTTGCTTTTTGGATACGAAATTGTAGGTCGGTTATAACTTGGCTTTGAAGTTCAATGTGCTTAGATTGCATATCGATCAACCTAGCTTGGTTATCAGCTAGCAGGTCTGCTCGTTCTACAGCTTCTCGTAACGTCGACAAATGACGGCGATCTTGAACGGCGCCGTAGCTGAGCTCATCTGTCATTTGCTCCCCCTCTCTGCTCAATAAGATGCGCGATGTGCCCGCAAGCAGACGCAGCAGCCTGAGCAGAATACTTCTCCATCACCATCTGCAATGCGCCGCCCACTTTGTACTGCGCGGCCTGCTCTTTTGCGATTTGTTTACACGCCTCCCGCTCGGCCTCAACCGCTTCCGCAATCTCGCGCCGCCTGTTTACGCACAGGGGCTTCTGGCAGTCGGGGCCGCAGGTGTGGATGTGCTCCGGCTCCGCAAGCGCGGCCTTTGCGACATATTCCGCATACCGATAACGCGCATAAC